TTCAAGACGCTTAACTTTCATTTCAGCATCTTTTTCCAAGAATTTTTTGTTTCCAAATGTGTTCATCAACACCTCGCATTATATTTGCCTATATTATAGCACCAAAAATCAAAAAAAGTCAAGCATTTTGTTTTATTTATTATACCTTACAGCACAATAACAATTCACCACATTACCTGCAGTTGCTCCCATGCTTGTATCACCTGGATATTTGAGATATTCCCCACCAACATAGAACAATTCGCTTGGTGCAACCTTTTGACCATGGGCTGCAGCATGGGCTGGTCTTGTTGTAGGCAATAAAGCAGACAACCATTCTTTTTCATAGCCAATTGGAGCATCAGTCATATAAGAAGAAACAGCCAGACTTGCATCTTGCTCAACTGCCTGAACAAGAAAAATATTCTTGTTATTGGTCAAACAATCTGCCTCAATATTTTTAACAGTCTCTGCTACATATTGGGTTTCAGTCATGGCAATGGTTGTGGCTCTTGATTCAATCTTTCTGCCAAATATCTCCAAAGCCAAAGCAGCAACTGCATCATTGCTTATTGGCATAGATTCCTGCTGCATATACAATTCAGCCTTGCTTATGCTATCTGCCATTTGCTCTGTGCTTGTATCAATTATTTGACGGCTTGATGCTGATGCTCTCTGCTCCCTCATAATTTGCAAAGCCAGAATGAATAATGCCATCTTGTCTCTGCTCATTGGCATATCAAGCTCTTCAGATGCCACTCCAATAAACTCATCTTGGACATTTTTATAATGCCTTGCCAAAAGCCTTTGCCATTTTTCTACATAGGCATTGAAATCCAAATAAACGCCCTTTTCAGCATACAATTTTTCAAAATCCCGAGCCATCTGTCTCAACAGTCTTTCTGCTTTTTTCCGGATTTTGCTGTCTAATTGTATCTTGGCATTCAGCTGTCTTGCTTGGTCTTTGTCCATAATTCATTCGCCTCATTATCAGTGCAGCCGAGTTTCTTCATTCTCAGCACAAAATTGTTTCTCTTTGTAGTCTCTGTGTCATACTCTGCAGCATCAACTGGTGCCATGCTTGTGGGCTTATAAATCACATCTCCACCACTCAAAGAATCATAGCCAAGCTCTGTGCGAATTTCATTGTCAGTCAAAACCCCAATCTCACTCAAATTCTTTGCCCATTCAGAGGTGCGTTGCTGCAAGGCAGGAATGTCATTGGCTGAATAGCTTATGCTGAAATTGCTCTCAAGCATGCCACGGCGTTTGAACAATTCCTCAAATTTGCCAAAAATATCACCAACCAGAGGCAGCACAGCATCATCATACAAACTGACTTTGGCAACTGAATAATTGTTGTATGTCTGTGAGCCTGTTTTATACAATGGTTGAGGAATATTGAACTTGCTGTAAATAATGTCTTCAGCATCTGTCTTGAGCTCAAGAATCTGCATGTCTTTGTTTGTGGCATTGATAGGCTTGAAATCTATGTTATCAGCATGGGCTGCAATATACTTGCCAGCATTGCTATTGCCAGAGAAATAAGTTGACACCTGCTGGCGAAATTCCTCAATTGCCTTTCTGTCACTTGTTGCTAGCTTAAAAATACCAGACAATGTTACACCATTCTTCAGCAAAGAAGCATTATGTATAGACGAACCATTAGCAATTTCAATTTCTTTCAAAATGCTATTCATCAGAGGCAAAGCAAAAATTTCATCACCAGAATTTCGACAATAGCCTTTAAGGTGAATCAACTCTCTGTAGTCTGTATTTATGAATGACTTGGTCTTGCTATTGAATGAATAAATGCCATTGAACACTCTCATTCTGTTGGATGCAGATATTTGATAAACAGGCTGTGAATTGGCATCTATGCCATTGACAATAACATAGCTTGATTTAATAGGATACAACTCCAAAATCTCACGATTGACATTGCCTGTGGCAATTAAGAACAGATTGCCTGTCACCAGCTTGTTCAAAGCACATTCAAAAATGAACTCACGCCAGCTTTGGTTTCTGTTCGGTCTGGCAAGCAGCACATTCAAATTGTGCTCTTCTTTCAGCTCCCAATCCTCATCAAAAATGCAAGGCTTAATACTCTTGATGTGATTGCAAATTGTGTCAACAGCATCTGACAAAGCAGCTGTTGTTTCATACAAATTGTATGCCATACTCATTGAAGCATATTCCATGCCATTCTGATGTAGATAATCCCAAAATGAACTCAAACATGGATTGCAAGCAGAGGAAGCATTAGAACATCCACTTTTTTCTGCTTTTTTATCAAACATTTTCTTAAAAAATTTCATCCAAATTTTCTCCATTCATCAGCAGAAATAAATCTGTTCATCAGCTATTTTACTGCCAAACCACAAAAAAGTAAAGCCCCAAACCATTGCATCAATTCTATTCGGTGACCACTCACTCTCTGGTGTCCATGTCACCATCTCATCTTCCAATGCAGCCAACACACCAACATGGTGAATCAATCCTTGTTCATACAAAGCAACAATTGGGTCTGCACGCAATGCCTTTCCACGAGTTGCCCGAACTTGCTTGAATGGCACACCCTTGTCCACAGAATGGATGGTATTCTCAACCATATCTCCGCCGAAGTTCACTTCACCAACAATACAATCTGCTTCCCATCTTTCATAGAGAGCAATTGCCTTTTTCGCCCACTCATTCGGCTTCATTTTACCAGTAGCATCCTCAAGCACCCAACCATGACCAGAATAATCCTGCCCAACCACAATTATGCCTGTGTCATCAGAACTTGCATTGCTTGTTCCTGCTGGGTCAATTGCCACTACAAGCTTTTTGAACTCTGGCAAATCTGCTTTGCTCATCCGCGTAGCATCCAACAGTTCAGTTTTCCACAAAGCCTTTTCATCATCATCTGTCCAATCACCATCTTTGAATCTTTTCCGGCTTTTGGCAGACATACTATCAAGAACAGTCAGATAAGACTTGGCAATATTTTGCTTGTTGTCATCAGGATTCATTCTCAACCAAACATAATCAGAAGCATCTGGCAAAGGCTGTTTGTCAATCGGGTTTTTGCCCAAAACAAATACAATGTATGTCCAGTGGCGTTTGCTTGGTGGATTGCAGTCAAAATACATCTTCAATGACAGCTCTTCTTCCTCACCATTCTTGTTCGTAAACATCACTTTCTGTGCCAAACGGCTTTTGACCATCTCAACAGATTCCCAGCCAATCTCGCTCACCTCATTGATGTAAATGGTGCAATATTCATTGCCAAGAATTTTCTCAAGCCGTTCACCATTATCAAGCCCTGCCAGCCATATTTCAGAACCATTGCTGAATTTTATGAACCAGTCTGATTTGTTTTCGAAATAATCTTTGTCTTTGGTCAAATTCGGAAAGCAGATTTTCAACACCTTTTGCAAAGTATCATAATATATTGATTGTTTGACATGGTTGAATCGTTTTCTGGCAATAAGATGACGGCTGTTTGGTGCTTTTAATGCCCGCACAATGATATCGCGCACATTGATGAATGTTTTACCAGAGCGTGAACCACCAGAAAGCAAAATGAATGTGGCTGAACTTGCATGCAGCCTTGTTGCTTCCTTCTGTTTTTCTGTTTTAATAAAGCCCTTTGCCATCACCCAACCAGACACAAACCAAATTTCATTTGTTAAAACAGCATCTCACAGCAAAAACTTGCCATTGCAACCCACCAGAATTTCATCATCTCAGACAGCATGCTACAACCCCTCATCATCTTTATCGATAACAACAAGAGCAACTCCTCCTTTGACTTCACCAGACAGATTGGTGTCTGTTTTGTTTTTCCACTTATCAGATTTGCGATTGTTCAGCCAGTACTTGATTGCATGGATATTTGGCTCATAGTAACGGCTGATTGTCTCGATGCCCATTCCAGGCACTGCAACCTCTTCTGTATATTCAAATCCTGTAGCAATTTTATGTAAAGCATCCACAACCATCATATCAGCCTTTTCTCCACCTTCCTTGGCAGCTTCAGCAAAATCCGGATAATCTACCATCCATTGCAAGAATACCTCCTCAGGCACATTAAAAATGCTGCTAGCGATGTCCTTAAATTCCATGCCTAACATAACTGCCTGCTTCACCAGTGCTTTGTACTCTGCTCTATATTTATATGCACCTGACTTCTGCTGGCTGCTCTCACCTGGTGCTATCTTTAAGACCATGAAAATTCTCCACAAATTGTTTGTTAAAATTATAGTTAATTTTGTGGGAAAAGTCAATCCCAAATATTTTAGGCGGAGAATTTTGTGTGAAGTGTGCCGAGCACATTTTTATAAGCATGCGAAAAATAAGTTTGCAGTTGCTTGCTTTTAGCGAAAAATTTTAATCATTTTCGCTAATTCCCTCGGACTTATGCGAAATTTAGCTTTACAGTCCTAAAATCTCAAAATTACATACATTATTTTGTCACTACATTTTTTCTCTAAGGTTTTTTAAACTCCGAGTAAAAAAAGGAAAATATACATTAAGCAACTGTATTGTTAACTTTTAATCCAGCTGGAAAAATAAAGCTAAAACAAGCATTTATCAAATTTTCATTGAACAGATACAGTTGCTTACTCGGACTTTTAAAATGTCCGAGTGAAACACACAATTCGACCACATTTTTCTTCAGCTATTTCAACGACTTAGCTCTACTCGGACTTTTTTCAAGTCCGAGTGAAGTCCGAGTAGAATTTTTTTCTTCAGTTATTTCAAGCACATAAACCACTATCTTAAATCGCGCCTTTAAGAAAAAATCGCATTTTTCGCATATTTTACAGCTCACAAAAATAATAATCATTATCGTTTTTCACTCGGACTGGCACCCTTTCCACTCGGACTCCGAGTAAAACTCCGAGTGAGCCATTTTTACGACTTAACACATTGTTTTATAACAACTTTATGGCATTCAGCACACTTCCATCCACTCGGACTGCTTTTCAACTCCGAGTGGGATTTTTAGCCGAAAATTTTTATTTTTTCGCTAAAATTGGCATCAGAAACTTTTTGTTTACTTTTAGAATACATTTTTATAAAATACATAATATAACAATTTGTTTTAACACATAAATTCAAAAAAGTTTAAATTTTTGTAAAATAATGCTTTACTTTTGTTTTAGAACAAGATATAATGTAAATATAAAATTGATAAATTGATTTATGTAAAGGAATAAACAAAATGAGATATGTTAGAAAAGATGATGTTAAAGAAACTACAAATTATGTATTTTTAACAGTTTTCTGTGCATATGGTCAAACTGAGATTTCATTCAGTAAAGATGAAATTCAAGAAAAAGGCATTCAATACATCTTCAATAAAGAAGAAATTGAAAGAAGAGCTGTGAATGCTGCTTTTCACACAAACAAGGGTAGCATCCTTGGTGTTAAAGGTGTTAGAAATTTAAATTTTTAATCATGTAAAGGAATAAACAATGTTTACAATCAAATCTCTAAAATTAAAAGTCATAGGTTTTTGGGACCAGTGCTTTTTCCGTCAGAACAGCAAATATTCTGGCTTAATATGCTTGGATGAATCTGGCAATGAAAAATTGTATTCATATTTTGAATTAAGACAAATGATGAAAAAGGCAGGTGTATAATGATACAGACAGAATTCAAAGTTGGCGATATTGTTCGCAATAGTTCAGAAAATGAACCAATGCAGATTTTCAAAATTGCAGAGATGAGTGTTCATAAAGATGGCACAGTGTTTTATTATTCATCTACAGGAAGAGGATTTTATGAAGAAAACCTTGAGCTGGCAGAAGATTGCATAAATGAATATGACAGAAGATACAAAAGTTTGTCTGATAATTATGTAAAATTGCTTGATGATTTTAGAACAGTCGCAAAAGTTTTGGCAGATCAGGATTCTCATTATGGAAGTTGGCTGCTTTGCAATTGGTCATCAAAATTAACAGGACACATTTAAGGAGAAAACAAAATGGACAATATTGAACAAAACATTCGTGAAATTGCCAGCAGATACAATTGGACAATCAATGAAAAGAATCTGCCGAAGATTGCCAATGCAAAACGCCGTTTCTTTGGTGAGGAAGATTGGAGCAGATGCCCTTGCATCCGCCGGAAGATAACACTCACAGCTGTGGCTCGGCTGCATGTTGTCAGGAAATAACAAAGAATGGCATATGCCATTGCAATCTGTTCATGAAAGATGGAGAAAAGTGATGGGACAGAGATACATATTGGTCGAAGTTGTTTCAACTGGAACAAAGGCTGAATTTGATAATTTCATCAATAGAGTGAATGAAAAGATTGATGAAGGATATGAGCCCTGCGGAAATTTGCTTATTGAAACTAAACAATCAATATCTGGCAAAATTAAAATATACACCCAACCAATGTTTAAAAGGAGCAAATGATGTTTTTTAAAATTTATTTTAGCCGAAGAAAATTTGAGCAAGATGCTGCAGCTTTGGTACAGAAACAAAATGGCTGGGCAGCCGGAGCTTATTGTGGTGCAAGAATTCTTTCTGCTTTACCTGATGAGCAATATATAAGTCCTATGGAAACAAAGAAACAAATTTGGCAAGTTAACAGCGATTTTGCCATAAACAATATTGGTGAAGTTTTGGGTGATTTGAAAACTGCTCGTGAAGAGTTATTCGCTCTTGACACTTGGGATAAGTACAGGAAATCTCGTATTGATAGCAATCTGAAAACAGTCAAAGACTTCTTGGAGAAATTGGTTTGGAAGCCCGTAAAAAGAAAGGAAGACAAATGAGCGAATACATTGACAACATAAGCAAGCAAACTGTTAAAGGATTCTGTGATGAAAATTTTTATCTTGTCATAGAAAAGGTTGATTTTCTGATGCAACTTTGGGCTGGTGAGCAGATGGGTGATGATGGTGTTTATGAACTCATGAGTCTGTGCCATTTGATTTATTCATGCAAGGGTATGTGGTATGAAATGCCGAAAGAAGCCAAGGACTTTTTTAGAGTTTTAATCAATCCAAAAAATAAGTACAAAATGTCAACTGGCAAGGGTGGCCAATATCGTAATTATGCACAGCTGAGGCAATATCTGATTGATAATCAGGAAGCCATAAGCAAGGTGATGAGAAAATTGGACGGAATAGAAGACCATCAGGAACTTTGGGATATCAAATTTGTCAAGGATGGTGGAACAACCGAAATTGTTGACACTTATGCTTCAGAAGAAGCTTGTCAGCAAGAGCTTGCATATTACAGAAGCAAGCCTGGAATTGGTGTTAGATATTTCATGGAGAAAAGCCAATGAGAGAGTTGTTATTTCGTGCTTATATTACCCGCACAATTTATGTGGAAGAAGACGGATATGTAGATGTAGAAAAGGAAGTCAGATTCCACCTTGATGGTGTGGCTATTTATACAGATGGTCATATTGGAATCAGCTGGGATGATTTTTACCACAATCTTCATTCACAAGGTTTCTCTGACGACGAAATTGAAAAGGCTTTTGATGCATATGATGACCACTGGGATGAGTGGGCATGGTTCGTGCCTGATGCAATTGCTCAATATACAGGCAAGGTTGATTCTTTTGGCAATAAAATATTTGATGGTGATTTGGTCAAGTACACAAGAACACATTGGTCAAGTTATTCTGAGCCTACACCGCATGATTTGGTTTTTGTAGGAACTATTGAATGGTCAGAGGAAGACTGCTCATATAAATTCAAGCATCCAACTGGTGAAATGAGCCTATCTTTTAAGGATTCAAGAGCCAAAGAAAACATCATTGAAAGAATTGGCAGTAAATATGTAAAGGAAGAATGAATGACCAATAAGAATTTCATCTGTATCAGCATAGAGCACACATATTATAGCAGGTCTGGCTGGCTGCTTTGCAATTGGGGCAGTGAGTTGTCTGGTCATATTTAAGGAGTAAACAATGTCAAAATTAACAGAACAAGATATTCAAGACATAGCTGATGGCTGCACCGTCAAATATGTATCAAATTCATTCACAAAAGATGAACTGATAATTGAGCTGGCACAACTTTGCTTAAAAGCAATTGATGAAAAGGAAGACATTTTGTATGCGATTGAGTGCATTTTGACTTCAGAAACAATCGAGCCAGAAATAAGAATTGAAAAGGCTTTGGCAAGAATCAGATAGAAAGCAACTGATGAAAGTTGAATTTGCCAAAAATAAAGAGCAGAAAGTTTGGTTTTCTGAGTGGAATATTTATTTGGATGGAACTTACAGTGGTTTTATCTATAAAACATCAAGAAAAGACAGTTGGAACATAGCTTGTTCAAGATTTGGATTAGGAGCAGTTAATCCAATCGCTTGCCAAAAAACTTTTTCTGATGCAAAGAACATTGTAAGAAAATTTGTAGATGAATGGAATGAAATTTGGAATTCACAGGAATACACATGGGAAAATAAGCCTAAGGAGGATATTGTGAATGAATAACATAGTTCTTGATGTAGATGGACACAGATGTGTTGCAACTGTTTTATATCACAGAAATGGTGAATTTAAAATCAACTTGCCAAGAGAAAAATTGCATGATTTTTGCATTCACTTGAGCAAAAGCATTGAAATATATTTTTATTTCAACATGAAATGGTCAGAAATTATTCTGAGCCACATTGCTAATGAGCTTAAAGCTGTTGGCTTCAGCAATGTAAAACTTGTTTGCCCATATTTGCCATTCGGGCGTGCTAATAAGCCAGAAAAAGAATATGGATGCAGAAAAGACATTTTGTCAACATTTTTCAAAATGCTTAAGGCTGCAGAAATTGATGAGGTCTGCACATCAGATTTTCATCTGAATATAAAAAGCAATATTTTCCATGGTATAAAGTTCAGAAACATAAAATTTTCAGAGCTTTGGCAGGAAGAAATCACCAAGATAAGCAGACTACACAATAAAGAGAAATTTCTTGTTTTTGCACCAGACTCAGGTGCAGTTGATAGGACTTGGCAAACTTGGACTGTATTATCGCATAATTTGCCAAGCAATCCGTTGTATTGTAAGCATATACAATTTTGCAAGGAAAGAACAGAAAATGGCATCGAAATGTCTGATGGTGGAAATTATGCAAACAACGAACAATATCAAAATAGAATTTGCATCATTGTAGATGATATGGTTGATTCTGGCAAGACCATGCTTGCTGCAATTGAAAAGGTGCGGGAATTTAAGCCGAAGAAAATATATGTTTTGGTGACACATCTGCTGAATGATGAGTTCAAAGCACCAGATGGTGTAGAATTTATGTGGAAATTTGACAGTGTGCAGGAAGCATAAAGCAATGGAAATTATTGATTATGTTAAAAAGAAAGATATCATGAAATTGAATGAGTTGTTTCAACCCCTCATTCAGAAATGGATTCGCAGATACAGATGGAGCAAGATTGATAATGAAGATTTGCAGCAAGAAGCAATATTTGCTGTTATGGATGCTGTGAAATATTTTAACACAGAGAAAGGAGCAAGCTTCGGCATTTATTTGGAATATTGGCTGCATCGTCATCTTGGCCAATATGTGTTGAGGAATGTCAATCTTGTGAGACCTTGTATCAATTATCTTGTATTTGAGAGTGCAGAATTATCTGAAACAGCAAAGAAAGCAATTGATGAATATCACAATTTCAGCTATGTTAACATTGATAATCCTGAGTGCGAATATCAGCTTCCAGAAAAGTCCCAAGACTTTGACAGAGCAATTTGTGGGGAGCAGCTTAAAAAGCTGGCAAAGAAAGAACTGTCAGAAAGGACTTATGACATATTGTATGGAAGATGTGATGATAAGACTTTGAGCCAGCTTAGCCAAAAATACTCTTTGAGTAAGGAGAGAATCAGACAGATAGAGCTGTTTGCAATTGGTAAAATAAGAAAAAAGTTGGGAATTAATGAAAATGGAACAGAAGAATTTGAATAAAATATGGAGAAACAGCTTTGATTTTAATAAATTTGAAGACATGGCAAAACGCCATAAAAAGCTGTTTGTCGGGGCTAATATAGAAAATCAGATGTTAAAATTTTCAGAAGAGATGGATGAGTACTTGGCATCCCCAGAAGATGATTTTGAATTGGCTGATTGCTATATTGCAGCAGCAGGCATATACAATTTCAGTCCGTATATCGCTGTGATGATTCTCAATTATCTTGGTAGTTATAAAGGCTTTCCATCAGAAATTGAGAAGGTAGCTGAAGAAAAGATGGCAATCAACGAGAATGAAAGAGTTTGGACAGTTGTTAATGGGGTTATCAGGCATGTTAAATTGCCAGCATATCCTGATGATTTAGGCTTTATCGATTTGCCAGATGGTAAGTACATTGCCAAAAAATATCCATGTTATGGTGAGCCAGCTGAAGAGGTGGTTGGAGTTTGTGACCAATATTTGCCAAGCCATTATGAATGTGTTTTGAGAAAGGCATAATAATGAGTGAAAAAGATAATCTGTTTTATTTGTTTGAAATTGAAAGGCTTAACAATGAAATCAAGGAGCTGAACAAAATTCAGGCTGAAATGATTGTTGATTTGAAAAGCAAAGAAAAAATCATCAAAGACCTCAAAGCAGAAGTAAGAAAGAAAAGCAAATGGCTGAGCAATATCAGGAAACATATTGGTGATGTTTATTATAGGAATTATAAACAATGACAAAATTCCCAACATTCCGTGGACCATTCAAAGATGGTGAGATGATAAGAGCCAGCATCATTGGGCGAGTGTATAAAATGACACCAAGGCATTGGGCAGCATACCTGATGTGTTTTCGCAAAGGTGGGATAATGAGTGGTGCCACACTCAATAACATCAGCAAAAAAGACCTTGAAAATCATCAGTTCATCTTTCCGTTGAGTCGGAAAGAAATCTTGGCTCAGCCATTTATGTTTCCAGAAGAATATTTGGCATTTGTCAAGAGCCACCCAATGACATTCAAGTTCTATTTGATTTCAGATATGGTCTTTGCAAGGAATTTCTTGATGCATGCTGAAAAAGAAAGCAAATTCAATATCAGATGGAAAAAGAAGCTCGCCAAGAATGCTAAAAAGGCTGCAAAAGCAAGAAGAGAAAATGAGCAAAAGCGTGCAAAGGCTATAATGAAAAGATGGGCTAAGATATTGAAAGAACGAGAAAAACAAAAAAAGTTTACATTTTTGTAAAATAATTGTTGACTTTTGTTTTACAATATAGTATAAATAATAATGTAAGAACAAATTAACTTATGGAAAGGAATTAACATTATGAAGAAAATTTTGTTTATGCTGGCTATGATTGCAATTTTGGTTTGTGGATGCTCTGATGATGAGGCAATGAGAAAGTGTCAAGAAACACATTCTTATGATGTCTGCCATCACACCATCTATCGATAGGGGTGGCAAAATGAAATATATCATATTTGATAATTTTTTTCCAGTTATATTTTCTGATGTTATTGAGCACAGAGAGGTGGCTGAGGGAATCAAGAAAACACCAACATCAGCAGGATTTATTGAGCATGGCAGATGTACGGGCTTTTCCGATAGCCTTGGCATAGGCGTTGGAGAAAAAGATGCTATGCATATCAAAATGATGCTGAAATTTATTGCCGACAGACAGTTCAATCCTGTGGAGGGAACAAAATGACTGATAGTTTTATTGACGAAAAGAATGATGGGGCTTGCTTGCCTTGCAAAATGCCGAAGCAGACTTTGCTGAGCAAGCTTGAACAGATTGAGGAATTTAAGCCCATTTTGGAAGCCTTTTTTGCAGAGTTTGATAAAACAAAAGAACATTTTGTTTCTGATGAAGACAAAGCAGTCATTTATGACAAGTATGAGGACAGATATCATACAATTGATGTTCCGCTTGCTGAAAGAGAGCAGTTGGCTCGCGAACAGCTTTGTTGTGACAATGATGGCTGGTTCTCTGAAATTATTACAGATTCAGGAACGACGGAAAAGCTGGTTGAATTTTTCCGGAATTTAGCCAAAGAAAAAATTATGTAAGGAGCAGGAATGATTAAAAAGATTTTAATATTCATACTTGTTTTTGAAATTCTTCTCATTTTTGGCTGTATTTTGCATTGAGGAAACGATGAAAGAAAAAGAATTCTGGGAAAAATTTCGTCCGCTGTTTCAGCTACACACAAAATATTGCGAGCGTGTTGAAAACAGGGTCAACCAAGGGACACCAGATGTATTCTGTCTTGGCAAGAATGGTGAGGCAATTTGGGTTGAGCTGAAATCAGTCAAGAGTATATATGAAAAGCCGGTATTTCAGCCACAACAGCCTATTTGGCACAAGAAGTATGCAGCAAGCGGTGGCAAGAGCTATGTTGTTGTGTATTGTGGTGACAAAATATACGCTCATGCTGGCTCAGCCATCGGTGACTTTACACTGAAAGATTTTCATCCAGAATTTGCTGCTGACATAAAAAATAAAGATTCTGTAACATTATTTTTTAAGAGGTTATTTGGAGAGTGATATGAAGAAGCCCGTCAAAATCAGAAAGCCTGCAGAAGATGAGATTGATGAATTTTTAGATGATTCAATTCTTGATTTAGACAACTGTGCTGTGGATGAGGATTTTGACGAGATTGATATAAATTCTCTTGTTGGCAAGAACATTTTGAAAGATTTGAAAGATGCTGGATAAAAGCAAAATAATAGAGCAAGTCAAAAAGCTGCTTGAAGTTAACCAAAGTAATGGCGCAACCGAAGCCGAAGAGAAGATTGCTTTGGAAAAGGCAAACATGCTGATTGAGAAATATCAGATAGAAAAATATCAGCTCAAGAGCAAGAGCAGCAACATACACGAATATTTCACACCAAAAAAGAAATATCCATTTTATTTGTTCAATGGTGTTATAAATCTGATTGCTGAATATTTTGGCTGCATAGCCTTTACGCAAGGGAAAAAGATAATTGTTTTTGGTGATGGTGAATTTGTCAACTTGGCAATTGATATGGCAAAACGGTTTGAATTTGAAATGGAGATTGAAGTCAAGAAATTTAAGCGTTCAGCGAATTATCTCGCCAGCAAAAGACTTGGCACCAATAGCTTGGTGATGACGAATTCATTCCGGAATGGATATTGCTCAAAAGTGATTGAGAGATTGTTCGGCTTCATAGAAGCTCGCCAGCAAAATTGCCAGAAGTCAACCGGCACAGATTTGGTTGTTCTGAACAGAGAGAATCTGAAAGAAGATTTTATGAAAGATTTTGGTGTTGAAAAAATCTACAAAGCAAAAAGGAAACTGTCAGACAGCATAGACCCTGAGGCAGCCAAGAGTGGTTTGGAAGCTGGCGAAAAATTTAGAATTTCAGAAGAATTGGAGAATGAAAATGACGCCTAAAAATTATCTTGAAAATGTTGTCCTGAAAACTTGGGACAGAAAAGGAACACAGGAACAGTGTTTTTATGGTTTTCTAGAGGAATTTGGAGAAATAACAGGGAAACTTAAGAAAGCTCATAGAGATGATGTTCCTGAGCAGGAAAAACAAGCCGGATTGAAGAAAGAACTTGGCGATTGGGGGTGGTACATAATTCATCTTGGCTATCTGCGGAAGTCGATTGATTTCAATCAGCAGCAGTTTAAGCCTGACAATCTTCAGACAAACAAGAAGCCTCAACAGGTTATCATGTCAATTTCTTCCAAGATTGGTATGATGGTCAATGGCATGGCTGAGGGAAACAAGCACAAGGAAAGAACAGCAATGCGCAGTCTTGTCAATAGTTTTACAGACTTGAGCAATTCTCTTGGCTTCACCACAGAAGGCATTTTGCGGGCTAACGCAAGCAAATTGTTTGACAGAATGGCAAGAGGCAAAATGCATGGTTCTGGAGATGAAAGATAAACATGGGAAAATTATGCAAAATTCTTTATGTTGACAGAGCTGAAATGGCAGTTTTCTGTCTGTATGAGATTGGGTATTGTCCGAGCTGCGAAAATTTGTTTTCACCAGTTGACAGGGATGATATAATTGAATGCCCAGTCTGCCACAATAAGATATATGGAAGAGCCATTGCCATTAACAATGGATTTCTGGTTGAGAAAGAAGACATTTTGCAATAAGGAGTAACGAACATGGATAAAGAAAAGATGATAACATACGCCGTTTCTGGTGCCAAATTCAAAATCATTAGGGTGATGGCTGACGGCAAAGAAAGAACACCAACTGAGATTTGCAAGATTATTGGCTTAAAAAATTCAGCCCTTTCTCATCTTCTTTCTCAGATGAAAAATGCAGGAATTTTGACTTCAAGGAAACAAAATCGTTTTATTTACTATCAGATGAACAAAAAAATAATTGCTGAAATTCAAGCAATTAAGACAAATTTTGAAAAAATATTTAAAAAGTTGTAAAATAATTGTTGACTTTTGTTCATTTTAGATATACATTAAATAATGTAAGAACAAATTAACTTAATTTTATGGAAAGGAATAAACAATGACAAACAATGTAGCAAAAGAAATTGAACTGGTATTGGAAACAATGACTGGTGCAAAATTAGCCGAACTTTACAGCACAACTGTTCCTGAGAACAAGAAGATTGTTAAATTCAGAGACCACAAAACAGCTGTTGAAAGAACTTTGGCTGCAGTTCTGGCTTTTCGTGACAGAGCAACCCTTGGTTATGGTATTGGAGAATTGTTCAAAATGATTGATGAAAACAAAGGTGACAAAAAGGCTTCAAAGCCTCAACACTCTGGCAAAAAATCTCAATTTGAGGGTGGCATTATTAAGTCAAATATGAATGCAAATCCTCGTCGTGAAGGAACATGGGGATACAAGTCATTTGAGCTTATCATGGCTGCTGGTGATGAGGGAATTTCTTATGAAGACTTTTTGGCAAAAGGCGGAAGAAATAAAGATTTGGCTTGGGATTGGAATCACGGATTTGTATCTGTGGATGATGAATCTCTTGAATTGGTGTACAAAAGTAGAGATTTGCCGAAATACAAGAATGTTTTGACTGACAAATAAAAGCCCTTTTAATTTTGAATTGTTAAATATATTTTTATAATACATCACCAAAATTCAAGAGGCAATAATGTCATCAAATACTTATTTCAAGACTGATAGAAAATCGCTAGCAACCGAAATAAATGAAAATTTCTTGAATAATCTGAATTTAGATGCTCAGGAAATTGAAGAATTAACAAAAAGAGGCATGAAGCAGAAATTTTTTACTCAGGCTGGATATAAGACTTGGCAGAATGGCAAAAATACACAATCAGCGAAAGCTGTGTCCAAAATTGATTCAAGTTATAATCTGACGGGACATCCTGGTTTTTTCATCAATGCAAATGGCTCAAGAGCCTTTAATGCTCAAACTGGGATGCTCATTCCTATCAGAGACATTGGTGGAAATATAAATTACATCTTAAACCGCCCGCGCAAGGCAATTAACAATCGCAAATATTTGCTTTGCTCCTCTGGCAATAAAACAGAGGGTGGAAAGGCATTTCCGACAACTCATTGTCCTGTTGTGAATGTTAAGGATGGCAAGCCGAAGAATTGTGGTTCAGTTATACGAATCACAGAAGGACCATTAAAGGCAGATATTGCAACAGCCCTTGGCAATTATTACACATTGGGATTGAATGGTGTAAATACTGCTCCGCAAGACTTGAAGAATGTGCTGCTTGAGCTTGAAGTGAGCACAGTCAAAATTGCCCTTGACAGTGAAGACAGTGCGGCAACTTATAAGATGATTGCTGAGCTTCACAAGCTTGTTAAGGATTTAGGGCTTGATGTTGAGATTGAAACTTGGGATGAAAATTACAAGGGACTTGATGACATTCTTTTTGCAAAAGGCGAATCTTTCATAAGAAGAATGTCAGATGATGAAGTTAAGATGCTGCTTAAAAAGGCAGGGTTTGGATGGATTCATATTATTTCAACAAAAGAATATACAGATTCAGGATTGAAGCAGAGATTGGACAAATCTCAGTTGGCAAAGAAGTTGAAGCTTCCGAAAGATAATATGGTTGATGATATGGTGACTGAATCTGTCATCGATATTGTTGACTGTCCGACATTTGCGCCTGGTCAAGAACTTCTGATTGAAGAGGACGGCTTGCGCAAGATTAACACTTGGGTGAATCCGTGTGTTGAGCCTATTGACGGAGATGCCAGCATTTTTGAAAATCACCTCAAATTCTTGGTTCCGGATGAACAAGAAAGACAGATTCTGATTGAATGGTTGGCTTATCAAGTTCAGAATCCAGGTGTTAAAATAAGATGGTCTGTTGTGCTATGTGGTAAACATCAGCAAACTGGTAAATCTACAATTGGACATTTCATGCGGAAAGTTCTTGGTGAGGATAATGTAAAATCACCAAGCAATGAAAGACTGCACGAAATTTACACAGATTGGCAAGAGCAGGCTCAACTTGTAATCGTGGAGGAAATTAAGCATTCCGACCGTATTGAGTTGATGAATAAGATGAAGCCTTTTATCACAGAGCCAACAACAATGGTTCGCTTGCCTGGTGGCAGAAGCTATACCATGCCGAATAGATACAACATCTTGATGACAACAAACCATGAAGATGCTTTGCTGGTTGACCAATACGATAAGCGGTATTGCATTATTCAAGTGCCAGTTGAAAGAAACACAGATGAGTATTATCAAAAACTTTATGAATTTTTAGATTCACCAGATTGTGCAGGAGTTCTCATGAATTACTTTAAGAAAATCAAACTTGACAAATTCAACCCAAAAGGGACAGCCCCTATGACGAAACAAAAACTTGTTTCAATTGAGGCAAGTCGTAACGCATTGGAACAATTTGTTTTTGGAAGAGCTGAAGACAGAGCCCACCCATTCAATATGGATGTTGTTTCAATTCGTCACATAAAGGCTTCAAAATCTGTGCCACAAAATCTTTTGAAATTTTCTGATTTTAAGTGGGCAGAGGTTATGAAAGATGCAGGCTTCAAACAATATGAGAAGCCCGTATATTTGGAAGATGGCTCAAGAGTTCGTCTTTGGATTGTTCCGGAGTGTGTTGCCAATTATGAAAATGCAACACCTGAAGAAGTGAAACAAGCATTCACAAAATGGCTGCAGAATTCAGAGCCAGGTGGAAATCCTGTTGATGATGCATTGCCAATGTAATATGTAAAGAAAATGAAAAGGAATTAACAATATGTTAACAGAAAAACAATCAGCAGCTTATGATTTAATTTGCAATGCAAGAGAAGGAGTGAGCAAAATTGAAGGATATGCCGGAACAGGCAAGTCATTTGTGTTGTCTAAGGCTGCACAAGAACTTGGCAAAAAATGCCTTGTTTTGACGCCTACAAATAAATCAGCACAAGTTTTAAGGGACAAAGGCATTTCTGCCAGCACACTTCACTCAATTCTGTATTCGCCAAGAAACACCCTTAAATTCAAGAAGAATGATGGCAAGATGCAATATCACAAAGATGCTGATGGCAATTTCATTCTTGATGACCATGGTGAGAAAATCCCTGTGATTGAGAGTGAAGAGTTGGCATTTGATTTTGTTGCTAATCCAGAAGAGCTGAAAAATAAAATTGCCATTATTGATGAAGCATCTATGCTGAAAGAGCAGGAGCTGGCTGATATCACAAGTGTGTTTGATAAGGTTGTTTTGATTGGTGATGGAATGCAGCTTCCGCCGATAAAATCAAAAGATGTTTTTGCAGAAACAAAGACTGATATTTTCCTTGATGAAGTGCATCGTGTTGCCAAGGAAAATCCAATCATAAATTTGGCAACTCATATTCGTGAGGGTGGCAGGAATTTCAAGCAATTTGAAGACGGTGAGCATTTGCTGGTTGTCAACAAGTTCAATGAAGAAGTTGTCAAGAATTCACATAAATACACTCACATTTGTTATAATAACAATTTGCGCAGGACAATCAATGCAAAAGTTCGCACCAAGCTTGGTTTTACTGAAAACAAAGTTTATGAGGGTGAGCCAATTATATCGTTGAGCAACATCAGAGACAAGAGCAGTGGATTTGGCGGAAAAATATTGGCATTCAATGGTGAGATTTTTTCAGCCGTTAAAAATATTGATATTTCTCAAGACTTGGCTGGTCTCTCTATAATCTATGTCAAAAGGGCAACTGGCAATGTCCACTCTTTCAATTCATTCAAATTCTGGAATAAGGATTTTTGGAAATATCATGATTCTGAAAAATTTGAACAAGACTTTGTCAGGATTTGGAAATGTTTGCCATTAAAAGCTGACATATATCCATTTGATTTTGCATATTGCTTGACAGCTCATAAGGCACAAGGCTCTGAATTTGATGCCACAATGGTTTGGGACCAAAGTTCAGCTGTTAGGGGTGGAATAATTGACCAGACTCGTTGGCTTTACACAGCTGCAACAAGGTCAAAAGAAAAATTGGTTATTGTAAAATAATGCTTTACTTTTACAAAAATATAAAATACAATGATAATGTAAAATGAAAAGGAATTAACAAGATGGTTGTATATATAGTTCAAGAGCCCAAGCCGAAGAATGGATGGACGCCGGACTTTTCCAAAGCTGCAGAATATGGCAGACTGGAAAGAGTTTTTACACCAGACCAAAGAGTTTGCTCAATGCCTACAAGGTATATGAGGGAAGCAATGAACACTCTTAAAGAGTTTGATGCTGAAAATGATTTTATTCTTTGGCCAAATTTAGGTGACCCAACCGCTTTGCAATGTGTTTGCTTTGCTTTGGCTCAGCTCGGTTTTAATAAAGTCAGATTCTTGTATTGGAATCGCAAAAGAGATTCTGATGGGAATAAGATTGATGGATTTTATATGCCGCTTGAATTCAATTTGGAGAAATAAAATGGACAAAAAAGATTTTGATGAATTGCTTCAATCTGATGCAGAAAATGCCGATAAAGATGTGAGCTTAAAAGAACTGCAAACAAAGGCTTCTGAGATGGTAAACTTGGCAAATGAAATTGCTGAAATGGAAGCTGAGATTGAAGAAAAGAAAAAACAATACAGAGAAATCGAAGCAGTTACTTTGCCAGATATGATGACAGGACTTGGCATAAAGAAATTCACACTTGGTGATGGTTCTGAAATTACCATCAAAGATGTTGTTCAGGCTTCACTGCCTTCTCGTGGTGCTATTCTTAAAGCTCAAGGAGACGAGAGAGATGCATTGATTGACCGCAACCACAGAGCATTGGATTGGATGCGGGCTAATGGTGGTGAAGCTATCATCAAGAACAACATATCTGTTGATTTTGGCAAAGGACAAGATGAGATTGCAGAGAAATTTGTTGACTTTTGCAAAGAGATTGGTATGGAGTACGACAGAAGCACAACTGTTCACAATGCTTCTTTGACTTCATACATCAAAGAGAAACTCGCCAGTGGTGCAAATGTACCACTTGACCTGTTCAGTGTGTATACAGGTTTTAAGGCGGTTATTAAACAGCCAAGAAAGATTGGCTAACACACAATTGATAATGTTTAATATTTTGAAAGGAAAAATAAAATGACTGAGAAAAAAGAAGTTGCTTTGAAAAAGGAAACTCCAATTGCCAATGCAGAGCTTGATGCAATGCTGATGGAAGATGCTGGTGCTGGCACAGAATTTATGAGCAAAGATGATTTTGCCATCCCTCGTATTTCCATTTTGCAGTCTGGCTCTGACCAAGTCAAAAAAAGTTCAGGCGGATATATTCAAGGTGCTGAAGAAGGTATGTTCTTTGACAACATTTCTAATGAAATCAAAGATGGTGGTGAAGGACTTATTTTCATCCCTGTTTCATACCGCAGAGCCCACATTGAATGGAAGCCCCGCACTGCTGGTGGTGGATTTGTAGCTGACCACGGAATCAGCGATGCTGAATATAAAGCATGCGAAGTTGATGACAAAGGCAATCACATCACAGCTGATGGCAATGAGATTGTTCCGACTGCTGAATATTATGGTTTGGTTGTGGATGAAGAAAAGAAGACCACAAAGCAGGTTGTAATTTCTTTGGCGAAATCTCAGCTTAAAAAAGCCCGCAGATGGAACACCCTTATCAACCAGTTGCAAATTCCGAAGCCGGATGGAAAAGGAACAATGAATCCTGCTATGTTCTATATGGCATACAAATTGACCACTGTTCCGGAAAGCAACGACAATGGTTCTTGGTTTGGCATTTCAGTTGCTGCTTATAAGCCGACGACTGAAATTGGTGGGGTTGAACTTTATATGGCAGCTCGTGAATTCCGTAAGGCTGTTATTGGTGGTGATGTTAAAGTTGCCAACCCCGTTGAAATGGCATCTGACGCTGAAAGTGATTCAGACCCAATGTAATGCCAAAAATGGAGGGCAGCCCCTCTGCCCTCCAATCTTTTAATGCAAAGGAATTAACTAAATGAAAATTGAAGATATCAAAACAATTCTTGACAGTGGTGATGTGCAAAGATATCACGCCATGCCTTGTGTCAGGAATAAGCAAACAAATTCACAGCACCAATGGCGGGCATCTATGATTCTTGGCTTCATCTATAACAAGCCAATATCTTATCAGATGCTTATGGCTTGCCTGCTGCATGACTTTTATGAGATATTTACAGGCGATATCCCGTCAACCGTAAAATGGGAGCATCCAGAGATTAAGAAGATTGTTGATAGCATTGAAGAGGATTTGGCAATGGCTCACGAAATGTATGTGCCAAATCAAGAAGAAAAAGATGCAATCAAGATTGCTGACTGTCTTGAGATGATAACATTTTTGGCTGAGAATACTTCAATTGTTAATTCTGCCAAAGCTCGCAAAACTATGCTGAATCATATTGAGTGCATTCTTAACAAGGAACAGTATAAATTCACGCAAGTTTTCAATTCAGATAACATTTACAAAATTATAGGAGAGTACAGTGCAAGATAGGTTGCAAATTTGGGGTGCTGGAATGGCAGGACTTATTGCTGCCAATGTTCTAAGAAAGCACAACCCGATTGTCTATGAAGCAAAATCAGAGCTGCCTCATAATCATAAAGCCCTTTTGAGATTCAGAACAGATAAAGTGTCGATTGCTACCGGCATTCCATTTAAGAAAGTTAGCATCCGAAAGGCTATATGGCACGATGGCAAACTTTACAACGAAAGCAATTTGAAATTTGATAACCTTTATTCCCAGAAAGTCACAGGAACAGTTGCCAAGCGCAGCATCGAGAATTTCCATGGTGAAGTTCGCTATATAGCCCCGCACGATTTTGTTGAAAGATTGGCTGAGGGTGTTGAGATTGAATACAATCACAAAGTTGAAAAGCCAAGTAATGGTGTTGCAATTTCAACCTTGCCAATGCCATTGAATATGAAAATTTCTGGATTGGCTGACAGCACCAAGTATGAATGCAAAGAAATCTGCTCTGTGAATTTTTTCATTAACGAACCACTGGTTGATGTTTATCAGACAATTTATGATGTGGATGAGAACACCCCATTTTACCGACTGAGCATTTCTGGTAATGAAGGAATTTTTGAGGGAAGAAAAGAAGTGATTGATGCTTTGTCTGAAAAAGACCCTAATTTCAATTTAGTCAGACCGATTTTAAGGGAATATTTTGGCATAAAAGATGCTGAATTTACAATCCCTGCAAAGGTTGTTCAGCCACTTGGAAAAATTATTCCTGTGGATGATACAGCCCGCAGAAACAACATTCTTAATTTAAGCCGCGAAAGGCAAATTTATTCACTTGGCAGATTTGCAACTTGGCGGCAAATAATGCTTGATGATGTAATTGGTGACATTGATGTCATTGAAAAAATCATGAAGCAGGACAACTACAACAAAACATTATATATGTGCAACAGATGAAAGGAAACACCATGGCTTCACCAAGAAAAAAGAAGATGGCAAAGTATATGATTGATGATTTGCTTGCCATTGCAAAAAAACAGATTATAAAATTGAATCCAGAACTTGACATTGATTCTTCTTTGAAAAAGATGGCTCAGGAATATGCAGATATTCAGAAAGAAATTTTGCTGAAATATTTCCCTCAAGATGAAATGAAAATTCTTGAGAAATATAGAAAGGCATATGTTCAGCAGACTTTGGATTTGCCACATTCAGAAGAAAAACACGGACAGCTTGGGATTATTCTTCCGGAATATTGGATGGGAAGATTCAATGATAAAGAATATTTTGAAAATCAAAATAAATATGCCAATATGGCTGGTGATGAGAAAAATAGAGTTAGAAAAGAACTTGAAATTAAACTCAAACCATACAAGAATCTTCTCAATTCTGTAGGCTATCTTGAAGATGTTATCAAGCATTGGGATAACAAGGAGGTGGAAGAATACATCTCAAAAAAGTCTGAATGCATAGTTTGCACTGCATTGGTGACTTTAACTGGTGCTGATGTAAAAATCATTAAAATGAACGAAAAATTGTTGCAGGAGAAAGAGAATGGAAGTTCGGCTAATTAACTACACAAAAGATGCAGTTGACACACTGCTGTATACGAAAAGTACACGCCTTGAGTTAGGCAGAGAAACTGAAAACAAAATCAAAGCAATGTCAGAAGAAGAAAAGATGGCTGAGCTTGATTATATGAGCAAGACTGTGCCAAGCTCTTGGGAGTTTGTTGACTATATTTTTGAAATCAAAGGTGTGAGCCGTGCATTCACACACCAATTTGTCAGAACTCGCACAGGCTCATACGCACAGCAGACCATGCGAATGCTGAACATGGAGAATTTTGATTTTGTCAAGAATTATACCTTTGGTGGCAATGGTTTGGCAAGTCAAATTTATGACAAGACCATGGCTGATATCAATGAAGCATACAAGAAGATGATTGAACTTGGCATTCCGGAAGAAGATGCAAGGGGCGTTTTGCCAACAAATATTTGCACAAATATCATTGCCAAATTTAATTTAAGAACTTTGGCTGAGTTGGCAAAATCCCGCACAGGCTATCGCACTCAAAATGAATATCGCCAAGTTTTTGATGAGATGATAAAGAGAGTTGTAGAAGTCCATCCGTGGGCTGAGAAATTCTTAATTTCACATAAAACAGAAGCAGCCATGGGAATGGATAAGTTTATCAATGGTGTTCTTGAAAAAGGTGCTGTCACCAAAGATGAAGCAGTTGCAGCTCGTAAACTTCTTGACATTTTAAGAAAGGAATAATCATGCAAGAGGTTGTTATTTTTGATATTGATGGAACACTGGCAATAACAAGCCCTGAAAGACTAAAATTTCTGAAGCCAAGAGCAGGCAGTCCTGTTGAATATAACGGCGGAAAATTTATTTTTCTTGAAGAACTTAAAACAAAGGAAAACATTGCTGTTCTTGAAAATGAGCATGGCGTTTTTCTGGCAGACAAGAGCAAGATTAAATTCAAACCAGACTATGATTCTTTTAATGATTCTTTGGAGTTGGATGCTCCAAATGCAAATCTTGTTAAAATTTGCCAAGCTCTTTCTGAAATATATCCAATCTACATTTGCACAGGAAGGAATGATAAATTCAGAGAAAGAACAGAACAGTGGCTGCGCAACAATGATATACAGTATTGCAAGCTTATGATGCGTCCTTGTGGAAATGAAGAATCTGATGCTGTTGTCAAAAAAAGAATGCTTGATGCAATTAAAAGAACTTGCAATATAGTGGCTGTTTTTGATGACAGAGAGAAAGTTGTTAACATGTGGCGTGAGAATGGTATTCTATGCTGCCAAGTTGCCAAAGGAGAATATTGATGGCTGAAAAAATTACATTCAATGAAAAACTGCTGAAATTGTCAGGACTTTCTGATGAGATTCTGCTTAAAGCAAAGAAAAGTGCAGGATTTGTTTCAATACAAGATACATTGGCAAAAATACACGCTGGAAAGGGAGTGCTGTATGGGGACTATGTGAAAACAAGAAGCCAAGAGCCAGAGAATTTTGCTTTGTTATCTTTATTCTTTGATGTAAAAAGAAAGTATGTCAGATTTGAGAATATGGCAAAGATGATAGCTTCTGGGGAAAAACTTTCTCATGATGAAATCATTGACACATTGTCAGATTTGGCTGTGTATGGTGTTATGGGTTTAATGCTTATGGATTATTTGGAAGGAAATAATGATGACTGAACACAAAAGAATTGCAATTGTATTTGATACAGAGACAACAGGACTGCTGAAGCCTGAATCAGCCCCCTTATCAGAGCAGCCACAGATTATTGAATTTGCTGGAATCAAGGTTGATTTTGATACACTGGAGGAGATTGATAGACTTGAATTCTTTGTCAATCCAGGCATTAAGCTTCCTGACAAAATCACAGAAATCACTCACATCACAGATGCTATGCTTGCTGGTCAGCCTAAGTTCGCAAAACGGTATGCAGAATTGTGCAGATTTTTTCTTGGCACAACTCATTTGATTGCACACAACTTGGCTTATGACCGTGACATGCTCAAAAATGAATTGTTAAGGCTTGGCAAAGGTTGTCAATTCCCTTGGCCAGCTGTTCATATTTGCACGTGTGAGGGGACAAAATCCATGCATGGATATCGCCTGAACTTGACCAAATTACACCAAGAAGCTTTTGGGGAAGCCTTTGACAATGCTCACAGAGCTATGGGAGATGTGGAAGCTCTGCTGCGTTGTGTCAAATGGCTGAGAACAAAAGAAATGCTGTAATTTGGAGTTGAGAGAATGTTGAACAATATTAAGGTACGCACTGAATATTCTTTTAGAATAGCATATGGATTCATTGAACAAGTTGCCAAAACAATAGATGGTGATGCCATTGGCATTTGTGATAGACACGGGACTTGGGGACATGTGCAATTTGCCAAGTATTGTAAAAAATATGGCAAAAAGCCTATTTTTGGAGTTGAGCTGGCAACAGTAGAGAATGCCAAAGAAAACAATAAGCAGGAAACAACATACATTTCATTTTTGGCGCGTAATAACGCAGGACTGAAAGAATTGTATGAGCTGGCAACAAAATCAACTGAGCAATTCTATTATACACCAAGAATTGACTACAATGATGTTTTGGGCGTCAGTGCCAATATTTTCATCATTCTCTCAAACTTTACAGACTACATGCGAGAAAATGAGGATTTTCGGAAGCTATACAGCAGAGAAAATGTTTATCTTGGTTTATCCCCCAACACACCTATGAATGCCCACTCGTATGCCAAAAAAATGCGGATTAAATGTGCAGCTGTTTCTGACAATTATATGTTAAAGCCGGAAGATTATCCTGTTTATCAGATTCTTGCCAGTGGTGCAGCTGAGTCAAATATCAATCCAATCCATGTTTTGGATGAAGATGAATGGGAGCTGCTTGGCTGGAATGATGATGAGGCAATTGCCAATGCAAACTTTATAGCTGCAGAATGCAATGCTGAATTGCCAAAAGCAGAAATGGTGCATCCGCCTCGTCCTGACACTTTGTACAATATGTGTGTCAAAGGTGCCAAAGAAAGAGGTGTTGACTTAACAAATGAAGTGTACAAAGCAAGATTAAAGAAAGAGCTGACTCTTATTGAAAGAAAAGGATTTGAAGATTATTTTTATTTGATTGCTGACTTGTGCAAATTTAGCAAGAAACATATGCTTGTTGGTCCAGCTCGTGGCAGTTCATCAGGAAGTCTTGTTTGCTATCTTTTGTATATCACTGATATTGACCCAATTCCATATGATTTGATTTTTGAACGCTTTATTGACATCAATCGTGGAGGGCATAGATTCAATAAAAAAGTTGTTGACTTTTTTGAAGGAGTTTAATGATGGAAGATTTAATTGAAAAAATTGAAGAATTATCCGATAAAAAAGGGCTTAACAGAAAAATAATCAACAGTGAAATTTCATCATTGCTGTCTTGTGATAAAGTTTTCAAGAAGATTGAAGCTATGTATGAAGAAGGAAAGAAGATTGATTCTGATAAAATGAATTTTTGGACGCTTTATCTTCTTGGAATAACAGACAAAGAGCCTACTCAGCAGCAACTTGATGAGTGTTTCTATTACATCCCTGACTATCCTGATATTGATATTGACTTCCAAGACACCAAGCGTGATATGGTGTTTGAATACCTTAAAGAAACATATGGTGCAGATTGCGTTGCCAGAATTGGTTCGGTTAGCCGTTACAAAGCAAAATCCACAATCACTGATGTGGCAAAGGAATTGCAAATTCCAGTCTGGGAAGTTGAGGACTTGAAGGGAGCTATCATTGAGCGAAGTGGTGGTGATGCTCGTGCAGCCTTTTGCATCATGGATACTTTTAACGAACTTGACATTGGCAAACGCACACTTGAAAAATATCCGCAGTTGGCTATTGCTGCCAAACTTGAAGCCCATGCTCGTCATACAGGACAACACGCAGCAGGAACATTGGTAACAGCCCACCCATTGAGCAACTATTGCTCTGGTGATGCTCACACTGGTGCCACCCAGATTGATAAACACGATGCTGAAGTTCTTGACTTGCTGAAGATTGATGCTTTGGGGCTTAGAACTTTGACAATCATTCAGGAAATTCTTGACAATGTAGGCTGGACACGCGATGACTTGCTGAATTATCCGATGGACGACCAAGAAGCATTTGACATTTTGAACAAAAGAAAATTTACAGGCGTTTTTCAGTTTGAAGGAACAGCACTGCAATCACTTTGCGGACAGATTGATGTCAATGAGTTTGAAGACATTGTCAGCATCACAGCCTTGGCAAGACCTGGACCATTGGTCAGTGGTGGTGCAACCAAATTCTGTGCAAGAAGAACTGGCAAAGAGCCAACCACTTATTTGCACCCAATGATGGAAAAGCACACCAAAATTACATACGGCATTGTTGTTTATCAAGAGCAGGTTATGACAATCGGGCGTGATATTGGCAAGCTATCTTGGGAAGATGTTTCGGCATTGCGTAAAGCCATGTCAAAATCTCTCGGAAAAGAGTTCTTTGACCAATATTGGGAGAAATTCAAAGTTGGTGCAATTGAGAATGGTCTGACAGAGCAGGAAGCCCAAACAATTTGGGAGCAAATTAACACCATGGGCTCTTGGGCATTTAATCGCTCACACGCCGTCAGTTATGGATTGGTGAGCTATTGGACAATGGTTTTGAAGGCAAAATTCCCAATTGAATTTGCAGCAGCTACTTTACGCAATGCCAAAGATGAAGACCAATGTATCAGATTGCTGCGTGAAATGGTAAAGGAAGGATTTGGATATTGTGCATTTGACAAAGAAAAATCTGAAAAGAATTGGAGCATAAAAGACAATACAATCTATGGTGGATACATCAATGTTAAAGGAATCGGACCAAAAATTGCAGATGATATTGAGCTGAGAAGAAAAGAAGGAAGACCCTTAACTCCAAGACAAGAGAAATTGCTTGAAACTGCTGTGACCAAATATGATTGTTTGTTTGAAGGCAAAGAAAGATTTGGTGATATTTATGAGCACCCAGAAAAATACAATATTGCCACAAAAATAAGCCTGATTGAAGAGTTGGATGGTGATGCTGAGGGTGTTGTGCTTTTCTTGGGCAAAATATCAGAAAAGAACTTGCGTGATGACAACGAACTTATCAATGTAGAAAAACGTGGTGGATATAGAATCAAAGGACAATCTTTGTTCTTAAACTTCCGTGCTGAAGATGACACTGATAAAATCCTTTGCCGAGTTAACAGAGACAAATATCTGCAATATGGCAAGCCAATCGTTGAAGATGGCAGAGATGGTGACTGGTACATTTTCAAAGGGCGCAAAATTAAAGGATTGAGAATGGTTAACATTCTGAGATGGAGAAAAATATCGTGATTATTTCACATTACAGCGGAAATTATTGCATCATTAAAGATGGCTGCAAAAACGGTGGTTTTGCCAAGTTGACGAATCTGCCTGGTTATAAAAGATGGCAAGGAAGAGATTTGATTTTCAGACCAGCAGCAAATGCCATTCAGTTTATCAATGAAAACTTTGATGATGTGCATTGGGAAGAATCAGCTAAGCCATTCTTGGATGAATATATAAGAGTTGCCAAGCAGGCTGAATTGAACAAGAATAACAAGACAGGGAACATAGACTTTTCCATGGATGGACATCTGTATAAACGCCCGCCAATGGACCACCAGAGAAAAGCATTCATGATAAGTAGAGACCAGCAGGAGTTTGGGCTATTTATGGAGCAAGGAACTGGCAAGACAAAAGTCATCATTGACACAGCAGCATATCTGTATGGAAAAGGTGAGATTGATTGCTTTGTTATCATTGCTTGGCCAAATGGTGTGCATCGCAACTGGATTGACACAGAGTTGAGCGAAGACATGCCAGATTGGTGTCCATGCCAGGCTTGCTGGTATAGCTCAAATTTGACAAAAGCCAAGAAGAAAGAAATTGAGGATGTTTACAATTATGATAAAGGCTTGCGGATTATCAGCTTCAATGCAGAAGCCTTTGTTTCTGATAAAGCCAAAGAACTGATTTACAAATTCGTGCACGATTTCAAAACACTTTTGGTGCTTGACCAGTCTGCATGTATCAAGAATCCAACTGCCAAGCGAACAAAATTCTTGGCTGATAAAATTGCACCTCTTGCAAAATTCCGGCGTATTTTGGATGGACAGCCTGTGGCTGAGGGTGGTGAGGAATTGTACAGTCAGTTCAAATTCCTGAATCCGATGATTATTGGCTGTGACACTTGGACCGCATTCAAGGCAGAATATTGCAAAATTGGCTTCTTCAATGAAGTGGTTGGCTATAAAAACATGGACAAACTTTATGACAAGATTGATGGCTATTCATACAGAGTGCTTGAGAAAGATTGTTTGGATTTGCCAAAGCGTATTTACAAGAAATGGCATTTCGATTTGTCAGACAAAGAATCTGCCATCTATGAGGACTTGAGAAAGACCAGCATTGCAGAGTTTGAGGGCGAAACGCTGGCTGAGCAGCTTCCGCTTGTCAAAAATATGAGATTGCAGCAAGTTGCCAGAGGATGGTGGGTGCAGAGAGATGAGATGAGTGGAAAAATTGTCACCAAAACAAGAACAATTGAGGAAACTCCGTCAGCTCTTAAAGCATTGGATGAAGTTCTTGCAACATACACCGGAAAAGCAATTATCTTCAGCAGATATCGTGCAGACCTTGAGTTGCTTAAAAAGCATCTTGGTGATAAGGCTGTGACATATTATGGTGGCATGAGTGATGATGATAAGCACAATGCCAAAGTTCAATTCCAAACCAATCCTGACATCTTGTATTTTATAGGACAGCCCCGCACCGCCGGTATTGGGCACACCTTGACAGCTGCCAAAAATGTGATATTCTACAGCAATGATACAAGTTTGCGTTTCCGTGAGGAAAGTGAGAAGAGAGCCCACAGAAAGGGACAGACAGAAAGGGTGCATGTTATTGACTTGATTGCCAATGGCACAGTTGACAAGAAAACAGTTAATGCTTTACGAAGCAAGAAAGAGTTGAGCGAATTTATTTTGAGAGACCCAGAATCATTCTTTATGAAGGAGGAATAATGGAGATGACGGAAAATAATATCAAATTAGAAGCCGGAAGACTTTATTATGTGAAAAACTAAATGGAGATATTGTAATAAGAGAAGCCTGTATATATTCAACTTTAAGAACAGAAAAGGCAATTCCGTTTGTTGATTTTGAAGATAGAGATATTATAGAAGTCATAGCTTCAATCCCTGCCTATGAGCAAATTCAAGATACACAGAAAAAGATTGAGATTGCTGTTAAGGCTTTGAATACGATTAAGCATGCTATTGAGTTTGGTTTTCCTAAAAGAGAGGGAATGAAGATTGATACACCATATACTATGCTTTTGAGAAGTGTCGAAGAAAAAGCACAGCAAGCATTAAAGGAGATTAAGAAATGATTGATAAATGCATATTTGTATTTTTGCTCGCTTTATACGGGCTTGCAATTTATTTCTTTGCTGCCAAGATTTTCCCATCATTTTGGCAAGTGTGCAAAAGCTGTGTGAAATATATCAGAATCATCAGAAAGATTGATTTTGGCACATTCTTGTTTGTTTTTATAACTGCTGTGACATTTTTGGCGGCATACATCATATACATAATCGGAGCTGCATTATGGATGATGAATTCTATTATTTAGCCTTGTCAGTTAAAGACAGAATAATTGAGGAATGTGTTGCCAAGTATGGCAATCTGAAGCGAGCTTCTTTGGAAATTTTCGACGGCTCAATATGGCTGTACAGAGACGATTCATTTCCAAAAATAAACGCTGTTCTGAAAGTTTGCCAAGCTTGTGATGTTTCTTTTGACTACATTATGACTGGGAAAAATAAACAGTCGTTTAAGCCTTTGAAAGAATCATACAGCAATTTAATCAGAGAATATTCAAATGCTGGCTGGCACAAAAATCCATTGGATAAAAGCGCAAATGTCATTTTGTTTAGACTCAAACATGGCACACAGAAGACATTATCCTTGCCATTTTTCATAAAAATGGTTTGCAGGTACAAAAAATTGCCATCCTATCTTGCTGAATAGGAAGCAGTTATGATATATTATGTTTATGTCAAAGACCAAGATGGCAAACATGTTCTTTATGGACAGAGTCAAGATATTTTTGAAGCGAATAAAATTCACCAAAAGGCAAGGCAAGAGGGATATGAATATGTTGCCATTTGGGGTAATCTCATAAATTTCTAGCTCTTTTTGCCATCATATCACAGACAGATTGCTCATGAGTGTATCTGTCTTTTCTTTTGGTGTGAGCTTTTTTGTGGTATATATGGAAATTGTTACCAATCAGCTCTCTGATGTAAAATGCCAGCTTCTTGTATTTGCCAGAAGCCTGTTCTGGATTTTTGATTGCATTTATAGCAACCATAGAATCTGTTATGATATTTATTCTTTTGGGGTGGTATTGGATAGCCTGCTCAGCACCAAATTTAATTGCCAGCAGCTCAGCTTCATTGTTATCAGCAGCATACGCTGGAATTTCAAAATAATTTCTGTTTATGCCTTTGGGGCTGAGCATTCTTATCAGTGTGATTGCCAATCCTGCTTTCTTCGTATTGCTGTCAAAACTAGCATCACACCAAATCTGCATCTCAATCTTTCTCCAATTGAAGCTGTGTTTTACGCAACCGCCCTAACCAATCCCAAAAATTTTCATATCCTTGGTATGGAATCTGCTGCAGTTCTTTGCCAACCTTTTCACCTGCAATTGGCCATTCAATTTCAACTTCTTGAATGCAACTAGAATTGGTTGTGGAGCATGAGCTCAATAATGTCATCACGCTTAGGATTAGGCATAGAAATAATTTTGGCTTTCTTTTTGGCATCATATCTGATGACTTCAATTGTTTGAACATCTTTCTTCTTCTCAACTTCTAAAACAATGCTTTTCTTGACTGAAAAATAAAGTGTGGCGAAAAAGCCTACAGCCAAAATAATGGCAATCAGTTTACTCCACATTTAATGGTCTCCTACACAGCAAATGGTAAAATAAGCGATAAACCCTTGCCAAAACTCTCTAACTGCTCTGGAGCAAGAAAAATCAGCACAAGGATTAGTCCTATAATAAGCAGCCAAATGGAAAATTTGAGAATAAACTTAACTCTTTCCCATTTTTTGTCACTCATATTTGAGACAACTTTCCAGAAACATTCATGATGTTTTACCATTTGAACACTCCTGTTTCAATTGTTCTTGCAATTCTGCCAGCCCTAGTCGGAAGCTCTCTGCCATATTTGCTGTTTAAGCACTCAGCAGCAGCTTGTTTATAAAATCCTGTTCCCATATAGCTCAGCATCTTTTTGAAGCTCAAAAGCCCTTTTTTGCTGTTGCCAATTCCCATGTTGAATGCCATATCAAGCAAAGCATATTGCCGTTCATCATCTAAATTCTCGTAAAATGGGACTGCTCTTTTTAATTCAGCATCAAAATTCAGGATATCTTTGGTCAATATTGCAAAGGCTTGGGATTTGGTTATGCCTTTTGTCATATAATCTTTGCCAACCAGCCGGAGCTCTTCTTCTGTGAATGGTCTGTCTTCAATATTGCGCCCAATTCCGATGGTGAGCTTATTGGCTGTGCATCTGTACGGCTTGCTCCTGAATCCTTCATGAACTGCCAATCTTTGTTTAATTTCATCCAGACTTAACATATGAAAATTCCCTCATCTTGTTGACAAGGGAATTATAAGCCTTTTTCCACAAAAAGTAAATATTTATTTCTTGTGGGCAGATGCAGCATAGATTTTCATTTTGCCAACTCGCTTGAAATCTGGGTCAGAAACAAATCTGTATCCATCTTTGATATACATTGAATCTGGTTTGTCTTCATCATAAAAATCAGAATACACCATGTTCACAGCTGCATACAAATCCCATTTCTTGTACCTTTTTGTCTCAAGAGGAATGCCAAGCTGTTCGGCAGCTTTGAAAACATCTTCCGGATGCTTCCAATGTGGACCATCTGTTCCGTCAATATTTTCAAGTTCGCTCACAAACTTTTCTGCTTCTTCCTCATCCATAAATGGACAAAGAATATTATGAGCATCCGCCAAATATTTCTTGGCAAGTTCAGGCTCTGTTTTGCTGACATCTTCAACAAAATCATTTGTCAAATCAGCCAACTCTTCCATCTGTTCTTTGCTGGCATGAGCCGCATATTCATCCATCAATTCGCTAAAAGTATGCATGCCAATTCTCCTTAAATTTCATCATCACAGATTTTTGCCAGATAGCTTGCAACAGCAGCATTGATAATCATGCGATTGCAATCGTGCCGGCTTCTTCCAAAAAAGGCTTTTTGACCATACATTTTTGCCATATCAAAGTGGTGCTGGATGCCTTTCTTTTCCTTGAGGGCTTTCACAGCATGCTCCTTCAATTTGTCAAAATACTCTTCAAAGCTCTTGACTTCAGAACTTTTCAAATCACTCATTATTTCCACCATCAGCTTTCTCCTTAACTTTTATCTTAACTTCAGACTTCTCTTCTCTCTTTGGGAAAGGCGTTATTTCTGCCATTGCTGCTGTAGAGCTTTCTGTGGCAAAAAAGTCTTTGGCAAACTCTTGAGCAAAGTTGGACATATCTGTTTTATAGATATGCATATTTCTCAATTGCTGAACACCTACAAGCTGAGGTGCAATTTCAACATTTGAAAAACCAACAAACATGATTTTAAGAGGTTTTTCGATTGTGCCACGGGTTGGTATTAGTATTGCCCCAACCAAAATTATAAATGCCCCATCAGCTATTTTCTCACAGGCAAAGTTGTCAACTTTAATCCGCTCATATGGGAAAGACACAGTGCCATCAGTTGCTGCTTTGTGTAATTGCCAGACCTCTCCGCCAACTCTCACTGTTTGTTTTGGATGCATCATTTCATTTGCCATTGTTTTATCCTTTCAAAAATAAGAAGAAAAAGAAGAGGGAGGAGGCTGTCCTCCCTCCAGTTATTAACCAGCAGCTGGTGTAGTTGTGGATGTCGGCAGCATAGCCTTGACATGAGCAATGATGTTAGCAGCAGAAGCATTGATTGCATTCTGAGTGTACAAATTGCTCTTCAAAGCATTGATTTCATCTTTGGCATCACAGAGCTTAGTTTCAAGAGTTCTTGCGTACTGAGATTGCATCAATTCACGAGTTGCGCATGCTTCTCTTTCGACCAAACGCTGAGTTGCACAGCAGCATTCCTGCAACTGAGTGCCAACACCGTTAACTGCAGAGACGATTGCATTCGTATTGCGGCAGGCTTCATTGCCAAGAGAGGCAAATCCCTGCATGTTCGCAATAACATTGCGAGTGCTCTGGTCAAGAGTCTGATAACCAAGGTTACACAGACCAGAAGACAAGTTGGTATTCATGTTGTTAACAGAGTTCTGGATGGCATTGATTCCATCATTAAGAATCTGAGTTGAAAAGCCAGTTGCAGCAGCAGCATCACCAACAGCACCGCGATTCCCCCAGTTTCCGCCCCAAGCATCACCAAACCAAGAACCAAATAATGCACCTGCAAAAGCTCCCATGGTGTCAGCCCCAAAGCCGTTACCATTATTGAAGCCAATGCCAGTGCTTACAGGCAAAATATCAGACATTGTATTTTCTCCTTAAAAAAGTTAAAACGCTGTAATCAAAGATGATTACAGCGTTTATTATAAAGGAAAAAATGTCTTCTTTGCGTACATTATAAGTACAAAATAAGTATTGTCATTTGCCAGCAATCACAAAAATATAAAGCAGGACAGAAAACAGAACCATGGAGAATAACATATTCATTCCCATGCCAATGATAAGAGCAAGCAAGAAATTTCTGCCGTCTGTGTGTACAATGTTTATGTCTCTGGCATTGGCTGCATTTACGCCGCCAGCACCGGAATTATCTCTTCTGCCATTTCCATTGCCACTTTGGTTATTGCTTTTCGCACTCATTAAAATACTCCCTCAATTTTCTTACCGCTCTCATAAAAATATTTGAAACAGACTTTTCACACTTGCCAACTTCTTGGCTGATTCTCGGATTATAGTATTTATCGGCGATTTTCATTAAGAATATTTCCATTTCTTCTTCAGTCAGTTCATTCTCGCAAACTTCTTTCAACTTACTTTTCCGCATATTCCTGCATTTGGTCTTAACATCTTTGACTGAACCTCTCGGCATAATAACCTCTGCAAAAATTAGCCTTCCGAAATCTTTTTAATCGCAACCGCAATACCATATCCAACAACCGTCATAAATCCAATAATAACTGACTTCACAAAAATCTCCTTGGCAATCTCCCAAGTCCTTTCGCAATTGTCATTACCACTTCTTGCCCAATTAAAAATATCTCTTAATTTATGAAGCCCCTCATCTGTGGCTGGGTCAATATCAGTTATGTTTTTAATTTGCTGGTAAATTTCCTGCTTTGTTTCCTCTCTGGCTTCTTTGACTGCCTGTTTAATTATCAGTTGAATCTCTTTGTTTGTCATCAGCTATCTTTTCTCTATTCAGAATTGTTTTATATATTATAGTTGAAGTGAACGAAAAAAACAACAAAATTTCTACAAATATAAAAAATTGTCGTGCCACGAAGCCCAGAATCTGTCCATCAGTCAGCCCCAAGTCATCAAGCAATGAGAAGAAAAAAGCCGAGCACCAGTGAATTGCCATGGCAAGAAGAAACATTTTCAAAGTTGAATTTTCTTTCTTTGCCAAGTGATAAGCAGCAACTGAATAAACCGCTATTATAAATCTGCAATCATTGGCAAACACATACCAAGCCAAATCACCATCCAAAAAATAATGGGTGTATGACAAGGCATAGCAGCCAATGATTGCAATCAAAATCTTCATCACATTAATTCTTTGACGGAGTAGGCTTTTTCGGACTTCTCATAGATGATGTGCCAGAGGGCTTGCATCTTTTTGACGGAGTGGGATTCTTCGGACTTCTTAAAGAATTCTGTGATGTAGGTTTTGAAGCAGCTTTTGCCATGGATTTATCTCCTTGAAAATGTTATTATGGAGGGCGACGCTGGAATTGAACCAGCCTAAAAGGATTTGCAGTCCTCTACATAACCACTCTGTCAATCGCCCGTCATAATAAATATAATAATAATTTTGTGAAAAGTAAAATAATTTTAATTGGCTATTTTTGCAATGTAGTATAACCCACAACCAAAAATAAAGCCAACTACAACTTCACTTATTTGAGTTGGTGCTTTGCAGAATTTAGGAATTTTATAGCTAAAAATCCAGCTTTCTTTTTCAAAAAGCGTCCAATTGAACGCATAAACTGGACTTACCAAAGCACCCATCAAAACAAAAATTGGTGACAGAAAATACAGAACAACCATAGGGCATGTATATCTCATTCCCATGTAAAGAAAATCATACAGGAATCCATATTTATGTTCATTGGCATTCATCTTGCTGAACCACCAATCTAATGGCTTGTGGTACCAGCGTTCATTATAGCGTTTGATGGTTGTTTCGTCTGGTGTTCCTCTGCCAATATCAAAACATGCACCATGCCCTCTGCTCCAAAATTGAAATTGCAAATAACAAGTCAGAAGCAAAGAGGCAGCTGCGCCATGCCAACTCTTAAAACTGCAGAAAAGCAAAAACATTGACAGCATCATAACTATGGTTTGAACTCCTCTGTTTCTCAAAAAAGGGTATTTTCCAAAACAACCACCATACCAACGCCGGAGGAATCCCCACCATAATCCATAAACAATCATGAATAAATATTCCATATTACTTCTCCACAGGATAAGGATAACGAGCTTTGATTTACTCAACCTTAGTTTCGATCTTATCCAACAAAAAGTTGTTGTTAAATCACTTCTTTGGCTTCCGACAGCACGCTATCGGAATTATTTGATTCTTCTCGCACCAATTTATCTTGTTAAGCTCTTCTTCGCTCTTGGCTTCTTCTATTTTGGCTTTTAATGCTGTTGCTTTTTCATGACAAGTATTTGAATGTTGCGCTAATGCAACGACCAAGCCGACCAATTCTTGAGCCGTCAAATCAATAGTGCTATTGTCTTGGCAAGTCCATGTGATTGTTGCACCTTCCGGTGCGAGAGCCATTGCCTGAGCCGCCATTGATATGCGTTGACAACTTATTGGGTCACTGTCAAAGGTTTTGCCAAGATATTCAAAACCACCTTGCTCTGTTCTATCACGAACATAGTTTATTTCAGCTCGTTTTTGAGATTTTAATTCATCAAGTGTTGGCTCAGGTTCAGGTTTGGGCTGAGGTATTTCTTCGTATTCCCAACCGTCTTTGAAAACAATCTTAAAACCTTCTTTAGCTTGCAAAGGCTCGTCAAAAGTAGCATTGGCAGGTAACAACCAGACATCTTTTCCTTGGATTTTGCTCTCCAATGGGTCTTTCAGAGCATTTTCCTCAGAAACAAACTCTTTTGTATTTTCATCGTAAAAATAGACCTTTTTCATGTTTCCCCCTTAGTATTTAATACAGATTATTGTGGTTAATGCAGGCGGCTGAACAGTAGATGATTTGCCATAAATTGCGTTTGAATTGCTTGCTTTGAAGCTAGGACTGATTAGATAGCCGGACCATTGGGATGCACCAATATACGCATCGGACTGAGACGTACTTTCCGAAAAAGCCCCTGTTTTCACAACCTTGGATGCCTTAAAGCGGGAAATAGTACCTGTAATATTAGGCAAACCTGCTTCTTTAACAGCACCCGAACTTGAGCCACCCCAGAAAGTACGATTGATAAAGTTTGGCAGATTAAATGTCTTTGAACCATCTCCTGAACCGTATTTTGTGCCGATTTTTGCAAACAAGGCTGAATAGGTCGTACGGCTTACGGCAGAGCCATCACATTTCAACCAACCCTCGGGAGGCGTATCTGCGGCATAAGGCATAAATGCACCGACAGGAACAGCTTTGCTTTCCACAATATTGCTTGATACATTGCTTAAATCTGTGTTAGCCTTGCCACTGAGAGCCGTCATAAACTCTTGAGCTTGTGCAACGCTTGCCTCAGCTGCGCTGCTGTAAAGAACAACGTAGGCACGATATACAACGTGGTCTGGTTGAACCTTTGTCCTGTCTTTGTAGGTTGATGATGAGCGGGAGGCATTGAATGTTGCATTATAAAACAATACAACACCACCTGCTCCTGCAGCATGAACATTTTTTTCACCCCTTTTAAAAGCTCCAGTTACTACAGCTGTATTATCATAATTACCAATGGTACCGACTTCGCCTTTTACATTCGGCAAACTCTCTGCACCAAACATTGACGGAGCTTGTCCTGCTTTGATGTAAACATCTTTCAGCATAGGAACTTTGAAACGCTCATTAGCCGTATCAAGTCCAAAGAAACCGCAAGAGCCATTTGTGCTTACTTTGCTATCAAACTCACTTACTGTTGTGCTTTTCAGCTTCCCGTCAACCAGCATCTGGTAAACATCAGGGAATTGTGCTTTTGTGTATAAAGCACCATCACACCATGTGCCACCATTAGGAACATCTGTCCGAGATGTGTATTCAATGTCGCCGATATTGCCAAATGAACTCTTTACAGTGCTGTCTGCATATTCAAATTGGTTGTTGGAGTTTACCACAAGGAATTTACCAGGTGGAATATTATTGACTGCATCAGCGACAGATTCCAAATATTTTATTTTTTGGAACACTGCGTCTTTTTCATAATTTATATTTCCGCCATCTACAACTTGCGGCACAGCTTCTTGATAACCATTATCAATCTGTGCTTGTGTATATGGTGTTTTAACGCCCCCGAAATTATTCGGCAGGACCACATTCGGTTTAGATGGTTTTTGTGTTGCCATTTTCACTCTCCGTCATTAAATTTCTTATTCCAACACCACTGCCCAAAACAAGCTCAATATCTGATTTTGTGTCTTGGGTAAAAAATAAATTATCACCAACCAATGTCACATCTAATAACATGATGTCAACATTTTTGATTTTAACTTTTTTGGCAAAAGTCATATTCTTGATGATAGCAATATTGTCTTCACGAGTGCATTTGCTGGTATTGGCACCTGCTTTGGCTTTGATTCTCGCTCTGAAATCTCTGTCTTCAAGACTTCCAGATGGTGCCACAAAATCAGTTTCAGGCTCGCTGAACCATATATATTTTTCAGTGTTTACATCTGCTCTGTTATAACTGAAGTATGCTGAGATGTCAAAATATCTCCTTGATATTCCAACCAGCCAGCCCCAATAGTCAAGAAAAACACCCTCTGCCAAATTGATATCAATTGAATCTAACAGATATTGAGCATTCTTTTGCAAATTGTCTTTCAAGCCAGCATCAGCACCAATTAAAGCCATATATTCAGGATTGTTCCTGAATTGACCAAGGGAATATGCTTGATTCAGAGCAAAATAATCAAGATTCTTCATATACTTGTATCCTTGTGCTATCGAAATTTGGAACTTGGGTCTTTGACAACTGGATTTGGTCAACCCAATCTAAATTATTCTTTGATATTTTAAGCTGAGCTATACCAGCCACACCATCAACTTCATAAATTGATGCAGCAAACATGTTGGCATAAATGATTGAACCCATATCAAATCCATGCTCTGTGATATATGCCATGATGTTGTTTTTAACTTCTGATTGAACAGTTGCCAAAGGAATTCCATTCTTGACTGCGACTTTGACCTGAATATAAATATCTTGCACTTCAGCACGGTCAAATTTGATTGTTTCAGTTTGTTCCTCGCTATCTGTTACAGTTACAGATATTGCTCCTTGAAGTCCGAACATATTACCATCAACAAGATGGTCAAAAATAGTTTGAGCGACTGTTTCATCATCATATGCTGTATTGATAACAATTCTCAGAGAGTGGGCTGGAATTCCATCAACTTCTTCGCCAGTCCTATTATTAAAAATCTGCAAATCTGAATCTGTATTTACAAGCTCCAGCAATGCCTTTTCAAGCCCGTCATCTGTATTGGCTCCAGCTGTAGAAGAATTTAACATCCAGCGTTTTCTGAACTCTTCATCAGTTTCATATTCTTGTCCAATTTGGATTGTATTTCCTTGTTCATAATAAACACCAGTCAAATTTGCCAAAGGAGTGATGACATTTATCATAGCATCAGATGGCAAGTCAATTGCTCCGCTTTCTTCAGCTGTAAAAGAGCCAAAGGCTTTGCCTGTGCTGTCAAAATTTATTGGGTCATTATTTTTGAATTGGTCTTTTGTAGAGGAATTTTCAATTGTCAGTGCGCCAGCTTCAATAACTGTATTTGGTGTTCCTTCGCAAGTCCTTGAAACAACTGTGTATGTTGCTTGTCTTCTTGTTAATCCTATAATGGAATACAACTTGTCTTGCCACTCACCCTCGGCTGTATAAGGATTCATTTGCTTAATCAGGAATGCTATCTGATTTTCGACATCCATCGCTGATAATGAAGATGCAGTTGCAACATTATCAACAACCCCCTCTTTCTTGATATTGAAATCATTGCCAAACACTGTGCGAAGCTTATTTGTCCAAAATGCCAAATTCTCATTTAGAGTGCTTAAAACAAATCCTTTGCCATTGATTATCATAATCTATACACCTCATCCACTCTAAGCACAGAATTGCCAGCAATCACATTTGCACCAACATGGTATTCATCACCAACTTTATGAAACAAATAGTCTCTGACTTCCTGAACATCCACCACTTCTTTTATAGCCTTTTTAATTTCAGATTTCAATATTTTTGGATATGCTTTGAGACCATTGATATAATCAATGCCAGCACGATAGTCCAAGAACCAGTCACCCTTGAGAATTTTTAAGCCTACAAGAATCTGCTGAGCAACTCTTTCAATGCCATCTACAAGTTTAAAATCACCATTCTCAAGAACCAAATGTCCATCTTTCAAAGCAATATCTTTCATTCATCTTCCTCTATTTTGGTGGTTGAGTTGGAGTTGGACCACCTGGACCTGGATTGTAATCATGGGTGTGATTTTTAAGGCTTATGCCACCACCAATTACATCTTCCGAAACAGTCACAGTGCCATTCACATTCACATCACCATTTATTGAAGTGCTTGCTGAATTTATTATAATGCTTTTTGCTTTAATAGTAAAGTCTCCTGTTTCATTTACAGATAAAATAAATTGGCTGTTTTTAAGCCCAATAACAATTTCTCCATCTGGAAAAACAAATTTTTCATTGCTTGGCAGAAAACCAAGCTGAAAAATGCCATCACTTATAGAGTGGCAGCGTTCGTCACCATTATAATTTTCATTGCCAAAACGGTATTCTTCAATTGACTTATCACAAAATTTAATGACACCTCTGTCGCCTTTCTGAATTTTCAGCATAATATAAGCACGAGCTGTTTCTGGATATATGACAGGAACAGTTATAACACAATCTTCAATTTCATCATTGCGTATTGCCAAAACATTAACTGTGCCATCTTCGTTGACTTGCATAACCTTGGCAGGAAGTTGGCAATTTATTTCATTTTTAATTTTTTCAGATAGCAAAAGCAAATTGTCTTGAACTGTCATTTCACCCAAACCTCCGTCAGACCAATTGTGCCATAGTTGTTGCCTCTTTTGACACATTTGTAAATTTCTTTTACACCAGACAAAACATCAAATTCACATTTGCAATAATGCCCAACTCTTATGCTTGGCAGAAGCTTGGTTTCAAAATGATATCCAATCTGATTATTATTTTGCTCTGCTTGAGGCCTGGTGGAATTTTCCCCATTGAATAAAAAGCCGTAAATTTTTTGTTTGTTTCCGTTGAATAAATGTAGAACTCCATTGTCAATGATATATTTGCATCCTATTTTTCCACAAATTTCTCGCAGTATAGTGCGAACTTTGCCACGAGCTACATAGTTATTCATTTCTGGATAATTATCCACTTCGTCACCCATAAAAATGCCCATAGCAGCAGCACAGTCATGAATTATTTGCTGAGATGACACAGTTCCTTGATATGATTTGCTTATAACTGCAGAATCAAACGAGTGCAAACTGTCAATTAAAGTTATTTCTGTGGCAATATCATTTTCACCACCAACTGCATCCTCTTTTTTCAAAAATCCTCTTGACTTATTGTCACCACCAATGGCTTTTTTCTGTGACGAAAAATATGGTGTGCCTCTAAAAATAAGCCCCCAATCACCATTACCCTCAGCACAATACAATTCAAAAGCATTAGCATAATTTGCAATCTGATTGAATGAATCATTGGTTATATTCCAAAGTGTTAAATTTGCTGTGCTTGGCTCTTTGCCATTCGTCTGCTGTATTTCAAAATCAATATCAATTCCACTTTCTTTGTCATCAATCTTGTCTTCATAACGAATTCCATTGGTTGACTGATAAAAATCTGCTATATTTGGAATTGCCAACTTTGCTTCTCTGTCAAATTGGATATCCAACCGCAGTCTGAAATTCAAGTCTTGAACTTTGGTTTTATTCTCTGGCAGTATTTTCATAGTATAAAATATAATCCTTTATTGTTTCAGGAGTTGGCTCACCAGACAGATTATCTTTATGAAGAAAATACAAAGTTGGTATTTTTCGTCTGTCTGTCAGAATTACTGCACCAGCAACCAATGCATTGCCAGTATTAACTTCTTCTCCATTGCTGTCGAAAATGCTCATGAAACAGCAATTGCAATATTCATTCCACTTAAATGTCATACGGTATGTTTCATCACCAAAATTGGTATATATTGAGATGAATTTTCTATTTGATAAGTCTGGACATTCAATATACATTCTATCCTCCCCATCCCATCTTGAATCCTGCAATTACACCTTTAATCCAGCTCTTGCCAATTTCTTTTGTCTCATCAAGAGCTTTCTTATAGCCATTAGACTCTTCTTCCATTGTTTTTGTGCTTTCTGGAATTAACTTATTGGCAACTTTCTTAACAGCTGAAGATGCTATGCTTATATTCAGCGGAACAAGTTGAACTTTGCCAACTGCTATTTTCTTAAATTCAAGAGAATAAGCATAGCCTGCACTTGCACCTCTGGCAGGAGTGAAATTTGTCAAAACAACATTTTCTTTGATATTGTCTCCAAGCAAAACATTGACTGCTATTTTTCTTTCTCTCAAATTTAGCAAAATGTCTTCAAATTCATCACCTGAATAATTCCTGCCATCTTGTAAATAGCATTCCAAATTTAGCATATCAGGCAAATTGTGAATGTATTCCTGATATGTCTGTCCACTTTGAACACGGCGGTCAGGCGTTTCTGCTGAATAATTCCTTCTATCAGACAAAGTGGCATCAACTTCAATCACCTCATATCCTTCGGTGTTTTCTCTTGTCTTCTGTCCTGTGAAAAAATCTGACAAAGCACTACCAAAATTCTGAAAAGATTTTATAAACTGCTGAACATTGACACCATTTTCAGATTTTAGGGCTGTTTTTAGCTGTTCCACAGACTGGAATCCCATAGCAATAGCAGTTTGGTTAAGGGCTTGTGGGAATCCTTGTGTCAAGTATCCGAATGCTGTTTCATTGCTTATTTTTCCTTGAGTCAATAGCTGAGTCAAGGCAATGCCAGAGAATTTATTTGCAATTTCATCTGAATTTTCAACTATCAATTTGGCTGTATTTTTCATAACAGTCGTGACATTGGAAAAACTCAATCCACCAGTTGTAACTCCTGATATGAGTTTATTTGCCAAGCTCGAAATTCCGCCTGCTTTGTCTTCTTTGCTGGCAGTTGAAGTTTCTTGTGGTATCAATATGGCACAATATGGCATTAGCTCATCACTCCTAAGGCTATTTGTTCAGAAAGAGCATCATTTATTTCCTGTGCTGTTATTTTCGGGTCTCTAGCTCCATTGACATTGATATTGACACTTTGGTTAATATTGTTTGCCTGATAAGATTTTGAATTTGCAATTTGCTGGTTAATAGGCATCATATTGCGAACTGGTGGTTCATTCAATGCACCTTGCGAAAATGTACCCTTGAATTGCTTTCGTTCTTCCCACCAACCAGTTTCTCTGCCAACATAGTTCAAAAATTTATATGTGCCACGCTCAATACTGTCAATTGCTTCAGCATACCAATTCCACTCACCTTTTAACATCTTTATTGTTTGAATTGCTAATTCAATAACAGCAATTATTTTCAAAAATGGAGCTGACATTGCCCAAGCCTGAATGGCGAATGCTTTCATGGCAGGCAAAGAAGCGATGATTGCAAATTTAATTGATGAAAAAATTCCCATGCCAGAAGCCAAATTCAAGAAAAATAAATCAAGCAAAGGTATAGCTTTAACAATTGATGGTATGAATGCTGCAAGAATAATTATTGCAACTGTGTCAATATTTTTAGCAAGAAACACAATGACTTCTGCCAAAACTTTACTTGCTCCTGTCATTTCATTCAATCTGTTTAAGAATTTGCCAACACTGTTGCTGAGTGTGACAAAAGCCTGTCCGATTGTTTTATCCATTTTTTGGAATTCTTGATTGACTTTCGGGGCTTGGTTAAGAATTGCATTGAGCACTTTGTCAGGAGTCAAACCACCCTCTGCAGCCACAGTTCTCAGCTGACCAATCTGAAGTCCCATTCCTTCTGCAATCATTTGAGCAAGTCTCGGAGACTGTTCAAGAACTGAATTAAGTTCTTGTCCTCTTAATTGTCCACTTGCAAGTCCTTGTCCAAGCTGAACAAGCGCTGCTTGATTACTCGCTGCAGATCCACCACCAATAATAATTGCTTTATTGATGGCTTCTGTAATCTGCAATCTTTTCTCTTCATTCAGTCCTAAACTTTCAGTTGCAGTGGATATTCTTCTATACAAATCAACTGTTGAGAGCATATTCTGTCTTGTATCCTGAGAAATTGCAAAAAGACGTTCTTGCACGTGCAATCTTTCTTTTTCTCCATCAGTCACAAGAGAAAGAATTGACTTTATGTTCGTCCATTCATCTGCATATCTAGAAATTTCTCTGATTCCAAGATAAGCTCCTATTGTCCTGAATGCTTTGCCAAGTGCAAAACCAGTTGAGGCAACTTCTCTATTGCTGACTGCAACTTTCTTGTTGTTATTGATGACTTTCTTCTGCTGCTGGTCAAGAATTGTGAAGCCTTTGATGGCACCATTATCATTGAACACAGTTTCAATAACAAACTGGTCTATTTTATCAAATGACACCATCTAAACTCTTCCTTTGCTCTTCAATTTGCTGAATGACTATTTCATACATCATCAGCAAATCATCTGTTTCCATATCATATACATCTTTCGGCTTGAAAGACAAATTATTCTGCATAAATAAAACAGAATAAGAAATCATTATTTTCTTGACTTGTCTTTCATTTTCTTCCGAAGTCCTTCGCCAATCATTTCTGTCTGCTGCTCCAGAAGAGCCTTTAAAGACTCTGCTATATTGCCGAGAGACCCGTTCAATTTCTCTTTCAAGCCTTTCCATTCCCCCAAGCTGTTATATGCCATCATCACTGTGATTGTATAAACAGCAAGGAAATTTCCAGCAAAATGCTCACTCAATTCATTTTCATCCACAGGATTGCCATCAATATAGAGAACATTTGCTTTGTCATGTAAAAACAAATTGACCATCCAAATCCAGTCATCTTTGTCAAATACATCTTTGACAACTTTGTAAAAGCTATCAAGGTTGTCGCCTTGCTCAAATTTATTAGCAAAGACGACACCTGTAACAGCCCCAAAGCCAAATAATTTTTGAACCATGCGAACTCCGAATGCAGTTAGCTCACCAAAGCTCAAAGCATTGCGGGAATATTTATGGCCATCATATTCAACTTCAATTTGCTTCATTATTTAACCTCTTCACAGTAAATAATCATTTCCCATTGACCACCATCTACAGGCTCTGTATGTGACTGAATATAAGCTGTGGTTGAAGTCTTGGTGACACCAGTATTGTCATCTTTATACTGGAATGGCAATTGAGTCCCATATTTTTCCCATTTGTCAACTTGTCCTTTGATTGGTGAGAAAACATTCTGTGTGATGCGAAATGTGTCAAATTGGTCATAACGCTTAATTGTGACAGCATCACCAACAATGCCTTTAATTTTGTCAATGGCATCATTTTCACGAGAATGTTCGCAGAAAACATCACCAAAATTTGTCAAGTTGATGCCAGCCAAGCTTGCGAATTGGAGTTTTCTATCATATTTCATCCATTTTCTCCTTACATTTCAATTGCTGATTTTTCTGAATCTGACGGATTAACAGTCAAATCAATAATAACCTTTGTGCCAGTCAATGCATCAATATACCAGCCTTGAACGTGATAAACTTGATTTCTGTAATCAGTCGGATAATTTGTTTTGACTTTGGCAATCGGCATGCATTTCAAGTAAAAACCATTGGTGTCTTCACTATCTTGAACAATAAGGTCATTGCTCTGGCAGCCAATCAGAACAGATTTCAGATTCTCTTCAAGAATGCTGTTTGAACTCTCTTGATAGCTGAGCTTTTTAGCCAGAAAATCAAGAACCTTAAATTTCAGCAGCAGGTCGATTGTAAATCTGATATAACGGCGTTTTGTGATTTCACCATTGACTTGTTTATTACCATAAAATATTTTCTTGGCATACTGTTCAACACCAACACCACTGATGGCATTAACATATGAATAATAACCAACATTGTTCTTATCAAAGTTGCTCATGGAAGTTGAATCATAATTCTGAGGTGTTACACCAGAAAATTGAGAATACAAATCACCAACACTACCAAGATATGGATTTGCCATTACACCAACCAAAGCACCTTTTAGACTCTCTGAATCAATGTGTGTGATTAACTTTGTATTTGTATAATTTTTTGCAGCCAAAGTTTCAGCAACATTGCCTGCAGTTCCAGAGGCAACATCTTCATCAGAAGTCTGGGCAATGAATAAACGACCGCTCACCTCTGCTTTTGCAGCAACAGCAACAATATCTGCTTTCAAAGAAGAAGAGATATAAAGCTGTGCAAAATTTGCATTCAAATTCATCAAAGCTGTAAAGGCTGATGCAATATCATCTTCATCAGTTTTTTGGAAAACAACCACTTGATTGATTCTGCTCTGATTCGGCTTTGCATTGTTTTTCTGCATCAGAAGAACTGACAAATCATTATAATATTTAGTGCCAGGCACGAATATTGAATCCAGTTCATCAATGTTAGAAATGACAACAACTTTATTTGCAGGCATATTGTATCCAGAAACAAGGTCTGAAGAGGTAAAATCCCCAACATACCCTGCATTAGACAAATATGCTGAAATGTCGGTCGCTTGTGGCAGCGTAAAGCCAATTTCAACCAATTTATCAATACTTATCATCTTTAATTACCTCTCGCAATATTAACAACAACATCTTTACCAACTTGTTTCTGAATCTGAACTACATCATTGAAGCCAAATGTAACATCAAATTCATATCTGTAAACATAACCGCCTGCTGTCAATTCGGTTAAGTCTCGGAGCTCTGATATATCATTAACTGACATATCATTCGCCAGAAATTCATAAGCAGTATCAAGTGGCTCAAAACTGTTTTTCAATTTTCTGGCATTACTTTCTGCAAAATAATTTTTCTCATCAAGATTGCCATCTTCAGCAACACCATCATTGTAGATGGCAAAAGTAACAACCATATTTTTATACATTGTCACTTCTTGAATATTGCCTGCAAGCTCTCTTTCAGAAGTCCTGCTGTCAGTCTGCTCCGGAACAATAGCTCTAAGCAGACAGAACGGCTTTTTTGGCTCATCTTTGCGTTCATTTGCCCAATAAATTTTGTTTTCAAAATCAGCTGGCAGAATTTCTTTGACAAAATCTAGGATTATTTGTTTTCTCATTGATTGTCAACCCTCACCAGATAAGCCTTAAAATGTTCCAGAAATGTCTTTCTGCCATTATGCTCAACATTCCTGATTTCATACAATATATTATCCCTTAAAATTCTCTGACCTTCAACAACTTTTTCACTTGTATACATGTTATATACAGATAAAATTTTGTCACCAGCTTCAGAGGCAGATAAAGAATCACCATATTTATTGTTTGCTTGAATGTTGCATAGAATTTCTTTGATGGGCTTCCAAACAATTGCTTCAGAGCCATTAGGCTTTATTTCAGAAGTCTTTTCAAGAACCTGCACTTTTTCATTTTCTCGAATGCCGAGCAGAACAGAATTAAACATCAGTGCACCTCATAATCAATTGATTTTACAAGCTGTCCTGTGTCAACCAAGGTTATGCCTGTAACATTATTTGATTTTGGGCGAACTGTATCATCCAGAATTCTTTCTTTGATTCGCTCTTTCTGGTAACCACCTATGTCAGTCAAAACACCATTGGCATTTTTGTTTTCATTAAAGGCAATTGCAACAATTGAGCTCAGCTCCCTTTTATATTTGGTGACAAATTTGAAAATTCTCAGCCACATTCTTGGTGGCAATTTAGATGTGCCAAATTCCTGATAACTTCCAACTTCTGCAGTTGTAACATTGCTATCTGGATATCTTTTATTGTCTTTGCTATGGATGCCAGTTGTAACAGAATGTCTTTGCAATTGCTTTAACATTCCATTAAAACGATTGCAATGACTTTTGTTTAAATCTGCTGCATTTCTTATTAGCAATATCCAACCTCCACACCAAATTCAAAATAAGGATATAACAAATTGTATGTGTTATCAGATTTGAACTGATTATCTTTATTGCCATCTCCAAATTCAACTGCTGTATCTTGAACTCTCATGGATTTTACACCAGAAATATCAGAGCCGAATGCAGAATTGAACCTGTAAATTGCCAAGGCTTCTTCACAGCACGCTTCAAGTAGAACATTATCATCTGTTTGCTGGCAATAAATAATCCTTGGAAATTTCAGTTTCTGTTCCTCATCAACTTTTTCACCAGCAAATTGCATTCTATCGATGCTTCTTGTAGCTGACACAAGCAATTTAGCCTTATCTTCAGCAGAAATTGCATCCCAGCCAGAATTGAAGAAAGCAGCAAAATACTCATCAGCTTCTTCAGCTGTCGCATAAACAGGATATTCTTTTCCATTTATGTTGATGGATTTTGCCATGTGCTTTCCTATTCTACATCATCACCATTGGCATTTTCTTCAGCTTCTTCGGCTTTTTCAGCCAGCTTTTCAATCTGCTCAATCATTTCTGATTTGTTTCCTGATAAAACAACACCAAACTCGGATTCAGCAAAAGCAGCCAACTCAACTTTGGTCATCTCCTGAAGAGTTTTCTTTCCTTCACCAGAATTTGAGCCAGAAGAAATTTCCTCAACATACTTGTGAGCAATCATCTCTTCGGCAATTTCTTTGTGCTTAACTTTTTCAATGCCAAATTCTTCATCCTTGCGGAATTCAACTTTGTCAAAATCAATACACCAAGCAAAATCTTTCAATGCCTTAAACATCATCACACCTTTCTTAAAATAAAGGGGCTCAGGCATCTCCAAAGCCCCTTTTTTCATTCATCAATTAAGCAACTGCTTTGTGGCGAGCATTGCCAAGGATAACCACAGCACCAACAGTTGCAGAAATTGCAGAATCTTTCGCAATTTTCACTTTAATAAACTGTTTGTGGCCACGATATCCAACCTTACTAACCGCACCAGCAGCAGCCATACTTTCCGGAGCATTGATTAAATCACTTTCTGCAACTGCAGTAAAACTACCATCAGAAGTATCACATTCAGAAATGGAAATTTTTCCTGCACCAGAAGTGAAAGCAGACATCTGTGCAATAACAGTCACAGATTCAAAACCTGCAGTATCAATCGCTGCAGATTCAGATGAATCATCAGTTAAAGCAGCAGAATTAACTGCATTAACAACTTTGATATTGTTCACCAAATCATATGCACTCATTTATGCCTCCTTATGCTTTAATTTTCAGCAATTTGATAGCTTCTGCCATCGTTACTTGACCAGTGTTCCAACGGTGCCATGTCATTTCGATAATGGCTTTTTTCTTGGAGGTGTATTCATCACGAATCATGCCCATCTGAGTAGAATCAAGAATGGTATAACCAGCAAACAAATCACCAAACATAACCGGCGTTGCGTTAACAGCTACATCCGGCATATCATCAAAAATGACATATTTGTAGTCACCGATAACAGCAGGCATATTTTCACCACCCATTCTCCACAAATACTGACCATTCTGGTCTTTGGCAGTGCGGAGAGCATACAGTGTACGGCGATTGAAGCCATAAACCGGATTTTTGTAACCAGATTTCAATTCAGCAGGCAAAGCCAAAACATCATCGAATACCAGTTTGCCAGAGGTTGAGCCTTCAATTCTTTCAATAGCAGAATTCATCAGAATTCCTTCCGGCTGTTTGTGTCCAGAGCCTTTTAAGAATGCTCTGCCCTCACCAATGGCAAAAGCAGTAGCAACATCAGCAGCAAATTCAGATTCAACATTGTAGTTACTGAACTGCAGCAAGTCAAGGGTGACAGGCAAAGTCACAGTCTGACGATAAGCCGTCAAGGTCTCGGAATCGAACTTGTCTTCGCTCTCCGGAGATTCCTCAGTTTCACCAACATATTTGGCAACTGGAATATCAGTGCGAACAGGGATGGTCAAATCCTTTTTAGAGGTGCTGCGAACTCTTGCAAATGAGCGAATCGGCGAAGCATCATGCAACTGGCGCAGAATATCAGAAGCGAATTCCGGATGAACCAGATAACCGCCCTGAACATCAGTGTCTGTGCGCATCGTTTTGCTGCCCTCACCACGCAGGAAATATTCTTTGAAGGCAATATGCTCTTCAGAATTCTTCCAAGCATCAGAAGCACCAGCCGGAGCTGCCGCATGCAAAGCAATTTCTTTTTCCAATTCTTTGATGCGTTCAGAATTGTCACCAGATGCTTTCGCCAATTTTTCAATTTCTTCCTGCTTAGCAGCAATTTCACGCTGTGCATTTTCCAGTTCAGCCTGCTTTTTAACCAATTCCTGATTTTTCTTTTCAGAAGCATCAAGAGCAGACTGCAGTTTGTTAATTTTTTCCTGGTCAGCTGACTTTTTCTCAACTTCATTGCGAAGTTCTTTCACAGCCGACATAACATCATCAATTTCAGCCATTTTAGACTTTCTCCTTAATTTCAGTTAACATTGTAATGATTTTTGAATAATCCTCCCGACTATCCTGCTTTTTGCCAACTTCCCGATGGCTGAACAGCTCTTTCATCTTGCTGATGAAATGCTTGCTTTTGTTTGATGACAAAAATTCACCAAGATATCTTTCAGCATCTCTTTCTGTTTTAATCTCATCAATTGATTTAACAGAATCAACAGTTGCCAAAGGATTCATCGGAAATGTCACCAAACTAACTTCCCACAGCGTCAGCTCCTTCAAATAAGTAACACCATTGACAATTTCGTATTCATCAACAGAATAGCCAATTGACATGGACTTGATTGAGCCAGTTTTCAGCTGTGGATAAATTCTTCCAGACACAAATGTATCAGTCTTAGGCATCTTGCCTTCAAGATAAAGCCCTTTTGAGTCTTCGTGTATTTCTGCAAAGACACCCAATGGCTCACCTCTGTCATGCTGCCAGAGAAGAACTGGAGCTTGTTTCATCAGAGTCTGCTTAAAAGCTCCCTGAACAACTACATCTCCACCTCTGTCAACATTGCCGAATGTTGAGCCATAGCCTTTGAAATAATAAAAGTCATCATCTTCAGAGACTTCTTTGACTTCAAAAGGAACTTCAAGACGCTTAACTTTCATTTCAGCATCTTTTTCCAAGAATTTTTTGTTTCCAAATGTGTTCATCAACACCTCGCATTATATTTGCCTATATTATAGCACCAAAAATCAAAAAAAGT